TTTACGTTATAGTTTCCGCCTGCACCACCGTGTCCGATATCATAATCGTGTCCAGCAGAGCCACCAGGGCCGCCACCAGAAAGAATTTCAAATTTGATAATCTGTGCACCAGTAGGTACTGTCCAAGAGAGACAACAACCACCATTAGTTACTGACCAATGATTCGTGTTATAGATGTAAAAATCTCTTTGTGGGTCACCACCAACACCAGTATCAATCAACGTCTGAATGTTTGCCAATCCACTGGCAACAGCCGAATCAATTGTAGTATTTGCAGTTGCTTGTACTCCAGTTATTTCTTGTAGACTTTCGTATACGTGATTGGCCATCAAATCTAACGCTGAGTTAGTATTTTTGGCCATTTGGTTCATTTTACCAAGTGTTAAAATATCCATTATTCTTCTCCCCTCAAGGCTCTCGCCGCGTTGTTTTTGATTTCTTCGGGAGAATCTGGATGTGCTACTGTATGTAGTTCAGCATCCGCGTATTTTTGTGGGATATCCCTCAGTTCTTGTCGATAAGCATCCCAGGCATCTTTCTCTGGCCCATCAGGCAGAAGGTTTTTAACGTCTAGTTGCTCAAGTTCCATATCACGATATGCCCTAATTTCATCCCAAGATTCTGGCATACCAAAGTCTGCTGGTGTCCTCAAGACTAAATCCCACTCTTTTGTATCAAAATTCCAAGTACACTCATATGGGTTCCATACGTGGTCAGGTGGAATCTTATCATTTGCTGGTCGAGAGTAATATACTGTTCCGTCAGCGAGTTTATCTTCTTGTTGAGGAAGTTTATCGTAGTTAGGAGAATCATCTCCTACTGTTTCAGGTTTTGTCCAGATAGCACATATATGAGGATTAGTTGTACAGTCGATTTCAATTCGTTCTGCATCTAGAGGAACAGGTAATGCCCTAATAGCATCTGCCATTTCTTCTTCAGAACCATTCTCCATATCGCCATCATCAGCGTAATTCGTTTTGATTGGATTCTGATTCCATTTGCCTTTCCTATCACCTTCTTTATTGACTTGCACCCAGATAGTGTCTGGCCCTAGATAAGACATACTAGCAGTATTACCGGCAGCCGTACTCTGGGATAGATACTTATCCGGCACTGGATACGTCATTTCAATATTCAATTTAGCCATTTCTAATATATCTCCTAATTATTTTTTAATAACTTTGTTATGTCTTACGACCAATACGTTACTACGACTGCGCCACCGCCGCCTGCTTTTCCGCAACAGCAACCGCCCGAAGTCATACCACTATATCCGCCTACACCTGGACTCTTTGGAGAACCACCGGAGTGCATCCCGAAAGTACAAGCATCTGGTGAATGAGCATCTCCAGTTCCTAGAGGGCCTGGGGCACCTGGAGCAACTTGCCACAATCCGCCAGCACAATAATGATTTGAGTGAAACCAAGCACTTCTGCCACCCATACCGTAATCTCCACCATATACTGGTGCACAGTTAAAACAAGTATGACAACAAGTGTAACAGTTGAAACTATGACATTGTATTTGCCCTACGTGTCCACCAACTGCACAATAATTCGATAATCCTGGGCCAGTTACATAACTCGTATGTCCTCTGCCGACTGAACTATTCGGATAGCAACATCCAGTTCCTGCTGAACATATTTGATAAACGTCTGTACCATCTCCAACGAAATCTCCGTCATCTACGTTTAAGTGTTTAACAACATATCCTCCAGCACCACCAGGAAGTCCTACCATCATACAACAGCAAGCACCCCATCCTGAAGCGCCTCCACCGTACATTTCAAATTTAATTCCTTTAGTGTCTGCGGGTACAGTCCAAGCACATTGATGTCCGTTATAATTAATTGCTTCTTGACCTGTAGCACCTTGACCAGAGTTACAACCAACGTATAGTACACGTTCTGGGCCACTACCTTGTCCACCACCAGCGGCAATCAACTCTGCTACACCGTCTGCGGTAGTCTGAGTGAGTGTTCCGACTTGTGACTCTTGCAAGTCACAAACGTCTTTTAGGGCGGTAAATGTCGCATTGGCTAGATATTCCAAGGTTTGGTCGACATCTTTCGCCATTTGGTTCATTTTACCAAGTGTTAAAATATCCATCGTTTTTTAATCTCCAGTGTTTTCATATTCAATTCTATTTATATTAAATATTTATATTAAGTTTCTAGTAGTATTATACTTCCCAAACATCTTTGAGTGTAATAATACCCCTCATATTCTCAAGGTTGCCATCGTATCTACTAGAAGTGTAAAGTAATGACGCAGGAGTTCCTAGTGTCCAAGATTGAGTTTTGAATGACCAAGAGTCGTTCAGCGTGTGTCCGTTTGGATTCTCGAACTGAATCATAATACCATTCTTGTAGTTAGTACCAGCAGTGTTATTTGCAGAGAATTCAGAATCATTCGTATTGCCCTCTGGTCCAAACAATGCTAAGTCTACATTGACATTATTAATAGATGCGCCTTGCAATAGAACTGGGCCAGCAACAATTATGACAGGAGTCTTATATGCAGTTCCAGGATTAGTGAATTCGATAGATGAAACATTACCATTCAATCCTAATACTACCGTTCCTTCTGCCCCGTAACCAGTTGGTTCTGCGTGTTCATCTACAACAATGACTCGTGTTTCGCCAGGAACATAATCTGCCCAATCTTCGACAATCGTTCCAGCCCCGATACCATTATTAAGAGATACACTTCCTACAAAACCACTTCCGACTGATTTAGTGCTTGAGCCAACTAGGCCACCAGCATCTGAAACTACAATCATCGGTTCGTCATAGTTAGTTCCACGTGTAGTTAATACAATGTCAGTTACTACGTTATTAAGGTCTTGAGTAAGAACTGCGCCTGAACCAGTATCTAATGGGTCATTGATAGTAAACTCAACATCGACATAATTAGAACCCGGTTTAACAACAGTTATTGAAACAATTTCACCAATCGTAATTGGTGCAGTCCAAGTACCTGAACCAGCAACACACGTTGCTTCGTCTGAGAATGCAACATCTGAACAAGAACCTGGTACTGCTTCAGTAGTTAGAACTGGTCGAACAATTGCACCTGAACCATATAGAGTACCAGTCATATTGCCTGTGATATCATACTGCGGAGTTCCCGTAGGGTCCATCACAACGATTTTAGTTTCTGGTGAGTATCCTGTACCACGATTGGCTACACCAACAGAGGCAATAGAACGATTAGTTTCTACAGTTGCGTATGCTCCTTCTCCTGGCCCAGATACATCAACTATGTTCACTATATCAGTAAGTGTATATCCTTGTCCAGGTCTGTCTACAGCAATATTGATAATTGTTCCTGCGGCATCGACTGTAGCAAGTCCTCGAACTCCTCCACCAGTAGGTGAATTGATATCAACAAAAACGCTATTATCACGTACCCAAAGGGTTGCTTTAATGTTTGTGTCATTATCATCATAGAGGTCATACTTATCTGTGATTTCACATTCTTTAGTAATTACGTATGTGAAAACAGCATTCTGAGGTACGTCACCAGAATCAAACATCCCACCTGCGTGAGTAATTGTATGTGCTTGAATATCTAAGTTTGTAAACTCTAGAGTATCTCCAACATTAGCAGAGATAATAGATGGAACAAAAGCGTTGTTCTGAATATCGACACTTACTGTTTTAGCAGTAGTATCCGTATATCCTGTACCAGCGACTGATACTGCGAATCCAGCAATTCCGCCGTCAACTAGTGACATTGAAGTTGCGGCTGCCACAGTAGGAGTTCCACCTGTAATTGCAACACTGTCAGCGACAACATAATCTGCTCCGCCATCTGTAATTGTTACAAAATCTACACTGTCATCTTCTTTAAGAGTAACATATCCAGCCGCAAGTCCACCAGTTGAAGTGGTGAAAGTAAGCGTGATAGTAGGATTAACAATGTGAGTAGTAACTTCCCTTGGATGAACGTGAGCACCGTTTGTTGCAGTGAATTCAAATGATTGATTGAATACGTTCCAAGATACTGTTTGGTCGTGAGTGTGACCCGCATCAACCGTAGTTGATAGAACAGGAGTTCCCGATTTAATAAGATTAACTTCAGTCTGGGTTAGATGAACTGTATGAGTATGTCCATCTCCACCTGGTACTGCGGCAACCGCTACTTCATAGTATCCAGTATATCCTGCACCAGGAGTTTCAACTTTAACTTCTTCTACCATTCCATCTTTCAATGTGAATGAAGAAACCGCTTTAGTTTCTACTGAGCCCGCTACATCAACTGCTCCCTTATCAAATGCTCGTACTGAAGTATTTGCTGACCATTTAGTACCACCGTTTGTGATTACGACATCTGAAACACCATCATCATAAACTGCGTTAAGTATTGCTCCAGTTCCTTGTTTTCCATTTGCATCAACTGTGTATGCGTAAGAATCAATAAATCCAGAGTCATCATTGATGAACACTTTATAAATTAGTCCGTCTGATAATTCTTTTACGTATGATTCGCCTGAAATATTATACTCATAAGAACGTGTAAAATCGTCAAGTAGTGCGACAATTGGGTCAAAATATTCTTCACAAGTAGTAGGAGTATCATAACTTCCACCAGAACCATCGATATCCGATGCGTTGTGCATTGCAGTCACGCCCCAACCAGTCACTGAACTTGTAGCATCGTGACAATAAGATTGGAAAGGCTTGAATAGAACTGTATCGTAATGTTCTGCAAAGTTTCCTGTTACACCATTATTGTAAACAGTATTACCAGTAATGTCTGTAATTTTGACATAATCTCCACTGTCAACTCCACCAAACATAAGTGCGGCATCTGCGCCACGTCTTAGAATAAGTTCTGGGTTGTCTGTGTCTGGGATAGAAGTGTTATTAAGAATAGTTAAGTCTACTGCAGGGTCACCATTAATTTCGTGTCCCGTTGCTCTGAATGTAGTAACTCCACCAACTGTGGTATTCTTGTTAATATCATATGCTTTAATCTTAGTAACTGAGGTAGAACCTGTAGCCGTTTCAATATCAAGTTTTAAGTGATGTTGGAATGGTCGTGGCTCTCCTACAATCTGCATACTTTCACCAAATGATACAATTGCACCAGATGTTGGATTATATGAAATGTGGTGAGTCTTATTAGGACCCTCTTCAGCAAACGTAATATTACCTTCTGCATTGTAGAGATAATCAGTAAATCCGATTTCTCTAGTCATCGTGACTTCAGAAAGTAGAGTATTCGTTTGATGGATAGAATATCCAGAATCGGCTGCGCCAGAAGTATATTGCGATAAGTTCGCAAGCATATCTGCTAGTGCTTGAGCAATAATAGAATCCTGATACGCAACGTGACCAGTATAATCAGTCGTTAATTGCGATAGGCTGTTTGTTAAATTCGTTTCAAGAGTATTAGCGTGATTTGATAGAACATTTCCTGCATCATTGGCCCAAGGGACGAATGTTGCATTGACGAATCCTTGAACCTCATCGTTCATATAGGTTTCTACAGCGTTCATAGCCGTATTTGTTCTAACAACTACCTCATTCTTGAAGGTATTCTGTTGATTTTCTAAAGGAGTTGAGATATTATCATTCAACCAGTTCTTCATTGATGCGGCCATCGCATTCAACTTAGTCGGTATCATAACCGCTGGTGTATTTGTGTATATCTCTACTTCTTCGGTAAACGCCGTGACATCGACACTATCAAATGTAATATCTGGTATGTCATTGAACGGGTCAACCGCAGTAGTTATGCTTGATAGTGTTACGGACATTGTATTTTATCTCCAAAATTGTATTCTTCTGATATATTTATAAGAACTAAATTCATAATCATATCGTATATTATGGAATCACTAGAGAAGATACTTCTCTAAATTGAGTTCCGTCTGCGTTTTCAACTATTACATCATATGTTCCAGAAGCCAGTCCACCTTGGTCATCGACCATTGCCAGATTATTAACATCTGTGAACTGGTAACTTGGACTATTTGCCACTGGTCCTGTACCCGGAGTGCTAGTAAGTTCTACCCACACTACAGTACCATTTCCACCAGATACAAATCCTGCTCCAAGTATAAACCAATTAGACGGGTCTATCTCCGTGACCGATATGATTCTTAATGTATCTCTAACATTGAATAAGGTTGGAGCAGTTGCGGTATCTCCATCAGTATTTGTAATTATAAACTCTTGGTCTCCAAGTGGAGTTAGAGGATTGATAACAAAATTAACTTTAGTAGGCAACAAGACTGCTTGTGAAACCTGTTCGACTCCACCGAGTGTGATTGTCCATAATGGGTCAATACCATCACCAACTACTTCGACTGTATCTCCCGCCATTGCTGAGACTACTGTAGTATCCCAAGTTCCTCTTGGTGCAATACATTCTGCTTCAGTCGTGAAGTTAGCATCAGAACAATGTGCTGGAACTTCAGGAGTCCAAGTGCCTCTTGGTGCGATACAAGTTGCTTCAGTCGTATATGAAACGTCAGTACAAGTACCTGGGGTCCAAGTATTATTCGCTGAAGTCCAAGTATTATTCGCTGAAGTCCACGTACCTGCATTATTTTCACAAGATACTTGGTCATAGTAAGAACCGATAGAACAAGTTCCCTGAGCCAGACAGTTAGTTTCGTTATTGTTATATACTGGATTAGAACAAGTTCCTTCCATTATACAATCTGCTTCAGTATTATTTGCCGATGCTGAACAACTTCCTGCAGTCCAAGTTCCGAATGGTTCTACACAACCTGCTTCAGTAGTATAAATTCCATCAGAACAGAATTCTGTTGCGAGTCCCGTCCAAGCACCGTTTATTGTTTCACAATCTACAGAGTTGTAGTATAATGGATTAGAACAAGATGGGGTTATTGCCGATACTGCTCTATTACCAAACTCAATACTCATAGTGGAAATCATAATTGGTGGATTAAGAATTTCATTAGAACGCTTGTTAACGTCATAGTAATCTTCAACTACAGATTCTCCGAATGATTCAAGAGTACGCATTCCAGCGATTGGCTGTCCAACGTAATCTGCATTCTTCATATCAAGATGGTTGTTTGCCCATCGCTCTTCTCCTCCGATTGGAACTCCGAAGACGTTCATTGAACGTGCTAACAATAGATACTCATCAGATGAAAGATTAGGAACAGATTTTACTGAGATGTTATCCCAATAAGTGAATCCATTTCCAGTAGTTGAAAGAGTTAAGAATGCGTTACCCGTAACAGGTGCAGTAAAGATAAAGTCTTTAGAGCCGTCTGTGTCGTTCGCCGCAATCACCATACTTCCATACGCATCTGAATCAGGCGTAGGACCAATCTTAACGATTGAATCAGTAGGTCTATCAATATCGAATGATACTTTATAATTCAATTTATCAGTAACTTCAAAACTAATATGTGCAATACCTCTTGCAGAAGTACCGACACCAGATGTATATATTTGTTGAGTATTTTGATTTACATAAGCCTCTGCACCTTGCTGAGGTGAGAATGTCCATTTCTCTTCGATTTCTCTAACAGAAACATCATCAATACTTCCTTGAAATCCCGTATTAGTATAATAAGGACTATAATTTTCAGGTCGATTATTATCTACAGTAGATATGAAGTGAATTTTGCTATCCGCAGAACCCGCTCTAACGTGATGTGTACGTTGTCCGCTTGGAACAAGTCCAGTTGTATCAGCATCAAGAACTGGGATATCTTCTTCGTGTAATGATACAGAATTGATTAATCCAGTTCCATTCATTCGTAGAACAAACTGGTCACTGGCTTCACCTATCAAATCGAGATGATGAATACCAGATGTAGTAATCGTTTTCTGAAGAACTCCGCCAATCAAGATTTCAATTGATGGGTTATTAGCAGATGTTCCAATCAATGCTAGTGTCTCGTGTCCTTCAGGAATAGTTTGACTAACTAGAATATAACTTCCAGTATCATAACTAATAGTGAATTCGTGAGTATATGTATCAGCGTGATAGGCATCAGTCTGAGGGAATGTTCTTGTGCGAGTTGCATCAGCCATCAACCAATCAGCATCAACCTGTGTAATCTGGAATTGATGTGAGTGACTTCCGTTAGGACCAGGCCCAACTTGGAAAGTAAGAATATTATGTGTCTCAAGAACACAATCTAATGTAGTCTCGTAACTAGAGTTTTTGACTAAATTATTCTCTAGAGTATATGTCATTGTTCCATTTACAGAAGAGTTAAAGTTCATCACTGCATTAGTAATTGAAACATCAACACCCGAAGCAGTCCAATTGATTTGAAGTGGGTCTACTATATCAAGATTCCAGTTAGCAATCTTATGAGTAGTATCACTACCAAGAGCAACTCTTAATCGCCCAGTCATTCCATTATCACTTGGGTCCATATCTGCTAAGGTATACTTAACTTCATATAGTTTGCCAGGAGTAAATACTACTGTCTGATTAATCTCAGTATCAGATAAAATAGTTCCGTCAAGATACGCTTTACCGTTGATTGACTGCCATCCTTCACCCATATACCAAGCATTCTGTCCAGTAACACGTTCTCTGATTGATATATTATCAATCTTACCTATTCCCGTGTTAGACAATCTCAGTATTGCAGTATTATTAGGAGCGACTACAGTTTCAGAATAATGTCCTACTAGTGTATTTGCAGTTCCGACAATCGTTGTATCGCCCATCAAGGATGCTGTAAGTGTTCCATTCTCTGCGCCGAATACATCTTTAAACGACTCAATAATATCATATTGAATTTCGTAAGTGATTCCGTCTTGAACTGTTCCAGTAACAAGTTGTTCGATATGAGCGGCAGTGCCATCAGTTGTATGTGCAGTACCACCGTTTACTTCCCAAGAACCTGTCTCTGTCCAAACAACTTCTTTGAATGAAACATTGTCGAGTAGAATATTTGAACGCTGATTAATATCAACACTCATATAAACTTTAGCAAGTCCCTCGTGGTTATTTGTTACAAGGAATTGCTCTGAATTAGCACCTTTTATCATTGTAACTGGGTCAATATATTGGATAGTACCAAGTTCAATATTCATTGCTTGAATCTTAGGTAGTGCTCCTAATCCAGTTGCTGTTACTAGATTTCCAAGTTGTAACAAGTCTGCTTGAGTTCCCGCTACTGGGAACGCATTTGCAGGTTCTGGTTGTACTTGGAAGTAATCATTTCCTGTTCCGTTGTCTATTTGAATTTTATCTTTAATGTGTAATGGAGTGTACATATTTTCTTGACCGTGATGATAATAAACTACGATATCATCTCCAGCATTAACTACTGGAATGTCAATAATATTGAATGTACCAACCATAGATGCGTGCCAACCACACTGATAATACAGTGTGTCTGGTGCAACTGAAGGTACAGTAAATTCTACAATCTCATACTTAGGAACTCCTGCGGCATCTAGTCCGAATTTAGAACCTGGGTCAGTTTGAACCCCTGCTCCTTCTTCTCCTCTAGAACCCGTGACACCCAATAGATACTCACCGAAGTAAGCGCCTGGGGTAAAGTGACTTCCGTCATCAGTAGTTATATAGAATGGATGACCAGGTGCGTTGACTCTAAATCTATAAGTAGCACCTCGGTATAAGTTAAGAGTTCTGTTTGTTCCCTCAATCATTCCTTCTTTATCAAATTTGTATAGTCCGCCATCATCTTCTACTGCGTAGTAGAGATTAGTTTCTCCTGGCGGTACGAATGGCCCAAATCCAGATACTCCATCAGCACCTGTTAGACCGAAATCTTCTGGGATTTTCCAAGTAAATTCTTTCGAGAAGTTACCAATCCATTGTGACACTCTCCATTGTGCTAGTCCAACATCTTCATTTGGATTTAATGCGGTACATACTGAGTAGTCATCGACTCCATTGTAATACCAACCAGTTACATCTAGTTCTTCACACCATCCACTCAATCCCATACAAACTGGGAATGGTTGGTCTGAAACCCAAGTTCCTGGGTTATCCTCAAGAGATACAAAGTCGTTTAGAGCCCCAGTTTCAATGGTTAATCCGTGACTTGCGTTTTTATTAACACAATGATAGCCCTCATTTGGTTCGCCTAAGCCTCGTGTCATACCCGCTTGAACTAGGTTATCCCAGCCTCCACCAGGTATTGCTTTAATACCAGCGGCGTGCATATACATATCTTGCATTACACCAGTGAATGGGTCAGGAGCAGTAACGTGTCCTGAAGAACTCCAAGCATTATTTACAAATGTATATTTACCACCACGGAATAAGTCGAATCCTCCTGCTGTTCCTTCGTTACCACCGAATGCTTCGTGTTCTGCAATGTCTCTTTGATAAGGATAGTAAGAGATGTTTGACATATCGTGCCAAGACCAGAACCAAGGAGAATCTTGTGCTCCTTCAACTGTAGTCTGGCCAGGGTCAGCGGCTGTAATAGTAGATTGTGTATCGACAATAATTTCAAATCCGTCTGTGGGTCCGTAACCATCGCCAAGTGCAACAACTGTATGGTTCATCATTGCGCCAGGTAATTCAGTAGGCGTATATGGTTGTGGTCCAGATGGTAACTGAACAACATCACCAACTGATAATGCGTGATTGACTGATTTAACAGTTCTTGGTCGAGACCATAGAACTTCTACACCAGAGATGAACGGGTCACCAACGTGGTTAGTTAAATCTCGTTCAACTTCGTATCTAAAGGATGCCATATCAGCAACAACTTCATAACTCTCAATAACATTGAAGAAAGTTGGAGTAGTTCCTGGCGCATTCTCTAGAGGATAAATTACTGTTTCAGTTAATGCAAAGTGGTCCCAATCGATAACATAGTCAACAAAGTAATTTGTATTACCGTGATGAATTCCGTTATATACGTTAGTATAGTGTATCTTGTCGCCTGCTTTAAGTTGGTGTCCGTCTGATTCAATACCACGTTCTTTCTTAACATATCCTGCGATATCTGTGAAAGGCGTTGCGATTGTAGAAGGATTCAAATCATCGCCACCTAAAGCGAAATCATATTTTCCAACTGTGAATTGACTTGACCCAGGATAGTATACTCTATCAAAATCGTGAATATGTTGGTCAATCGAAATAATTAAATATGTGTCATTTGCAGGGTCGATACATCCAAATTCTACTGTATGGAAATGCTGTGGGTCAGAAGTTCCGTAATTGGAAGTTCCAATCTTAGTTGCTCCGCCCGTATGACTCCAAGTTCCATCAGTGTCTTGTGTGACTCCAGTTAATGGACTTGCTTTTAGTGTCGCTTCGTCTGTTATGTCAAGGAGCAATTGATGATAATGACCAAAGTTAGTCAATTCAATATTAGTTCCGCCTTCGATAACATAGTATTCAGACATACCGTGAGTATGTGAGCCAGTCATTCCAACTATATACATTCCACCAGCACCATTGTTTAGTGCAGGGTCCCAGTTATATGTAACAGAGTGAGCGTGAGGAGAGTTATCTCCAGAGCCAGTTCCGTCTGTCGTTGACATTGAAATTACGTTTGTGCCTGTTTGAATAGTAGCGTATTCGGCAGTTGTGAGTTCACCAGTGTGTATGTGTCCGATAACATTAACGTCATCAAAGAATACATCGACTCGTGCATCACCTTTTTGTACTGCGGTGATAATATAATCTTCCCATTTACGCTCTCCAACTCCAACTACTGCTCCGCCACCCGTTGTGCTTCCGCCTGAACCATAACCAGTACCGCCTTGTTCTAGAGTAAGTGAAGTAATACTACCATCAACTGAGCCTGTTGCTAAAGCATTGACTGTTGGTGAACCACCAACAAATGTAACAGCAGGTGGGCCAGTATATTCAGAACCCGCATTCGTTATTGTTACTGTATCAACAAATCCAGTAGCATCAATCGTACAAGTCGCTTCGGCTTGAATCGCAGTTCCACCATCAGCAACTAATACTCCGAATGGAGCAGAAATAGATATAGTAGGAACAGATTGATAACCAGTTCCAGGTTCGTCTATAACAATACCCGTGACTGAAGCATCAAATCCTATAGTGCCAGTTGCACCAGCACCACCTCCGCCAGAGATATACATTGTCGGGATGTTTGTGTATTGAGAACCACCACTATTTAATGTCAATGCTGTTACTACACCACCAACAACTGTCGCATCTGCCGAAGCATTTACTGTATTAGAATCATTACCACCTTGGAAGGTGATAACAACTGGAACAGTAGCATTCGGGTCAGTTTCAACGTCACCAGACTGAAATGATACTAAGTCAGTAAGTGAAAGGTCGTGATAAAGTGATTCTACTACGTTTTGTGAGCCTGCTCCACCAATTGAGGTACAGAGTTGAGGCATTATCTGGCTAATATTATAAGAATTAGATAGTGCAGGTAAGGCTACATTAGCGCCATAGTTAATAGGAATCTTGATTGTATCGCCGGGGTTTAGTCCGTGATTCAATGAATAAACAAATCTGTGGTTAGTCGTACTGGACAATCTTCCTTCTTCGAGCGGGTGAAAAGTACAGTGAAAATATAAATCGTGATATCCATCTACTACCCAAGCCCACTGTTCACCAGGTGAAAGGTCAGGAGAAGCAAAGGATATATTATCATCAGAAACAGCATTGTGAACCAATATGTTTGTATCTGGATTATTAAATATGATTGTGTCGCCTTCTCTCGCTTCGAGATGGTAAGGGACAAGAATATGTGTTTGTGTGTTCGGGTCGTTAATTGCGCCTTCGAACCAGTGACCGCCTGTACTTGTACAAGCAGTTTCCATTGCGACAATTGAAGTCAGATATTCTGGTGTGATTACTGTCCAAGTCTCGCCAACACCTTCACAAGTTGCTTGGTCAGAGATTGAAGGATTATTAGAACAACTGCTACAAGTAGGACGAACTAGAAGTTCGTCTTCTATTACAGAAGCAACAAATGTTCTTGGGGCTGGTCCACCACCAACTTCTGAGAAAGTCGCTGTATCAGGAGCAAGCATATCGACCATATTTTTAGCACCTGAAATAAGGTCCCAGTTAACATCATTAACTGTAAGGTCGTATGAAAATTTGTATTGAGTATTTGGTTTAAGATTTGCTTCAAACCAAGCAAGAGCAACTTGTTGACCATCGGTGTAAGCATCAACAATCTGAGTTCCCTCAGTAAAGAACCTGTCGAATTGGTATGCAATACCATTCGCCCAAGGACTTGCTACGTTAATTGGTTCATCAAAACCACTATTCTTGAGCAATTCAACTTCAAACGCATCTGCGGCAAAAGAACTATTTTGAACAAGGTTAGAGGATTCATATGTTATATCGAGACCACCATTCTCAATCATTTCTGTTGGTGATACGAATTGTTGTGAACGGCCTGCGACATTAATTAGAAAATCTTTATATTCTGGCAAATGTTCTAGGTTTTCCATTACCTCTAAAGACTTCAGCATAAGAGCCAAATCCTTAACAAGAAGGTCAGGAGCATCCAATTTAATGTTCAAAGAGTCCAAGAAGGAACTCTTCTGTTGCTCTATAGTGTTTAATTCTAATAGACTGAATTTGTGACCTGTATAATGTGCCATTTTTATATTATTTCCTATAAATTATTCGGACGCTAGTTCGCTGGTGTAGTTCAACTGCATAGAGGTGGTAACATACGGGTCACTAACTCCTAACATTTCAAATTCTTGCATCCTAACAAAATTATTTTGCTGTTGAATCATTATGTTGGTACGTTCACGCCACGTTTTGAAGGTTTCATCCTTTCTTACGTACGGTATAGTTGTGGTTCCAGTTGCCATAAAGTCTTAATCCCCTCGGTTTTCAATCAAATCGTACACAAGTTTTTTTAGTCCCTTTATTTCGCTTCTCATACTATTTATAACTCTTCGAGAATCCGTTTGAACTTGTTGTGCTTCTTTCTGCTTTTTGATTGCAATTTTGCGTTGTTTATATGCTCCAGAGTCAGTAAATATGACTGCGCCAGTTCTTGGGTCTTTTGTATATGTTGGTTCCGCCATAATCTATCTCCTATGTCAGTGTCAATACTCTCATCTCTCGTACTGCTGGTAAATAGCACGGATGAGTCGTATGTAATTCAATTTTAACTCTAAAATGGTCAAATTCGTGAGACACTTTCTTCAATGGAGTGAAGGTATGCTCAATAAATTCCATATTAGTTTGGATAGATGAGTTTGTAATCGTCACACCACTGTCTTTCATCTCCCTCCACGATACTGGTTCTTCTTCGATAACAGCAAGTCCGATAGGATAATCAGGATGTTCCGTTGGAACAATTGAATCAATCTCTAGTACAGGAACTTCTTGTTTAGAATATGTGCCATCAGCATTAATGACTTTCTCATAAAACTTTCTATTCAAATCATCATCCCAAACTCCGAACCAAACATCTCCAACATCATATAATGAGAGGTCTGTTCCAGCACCTTGACCAGATGTGGTTACGTCTGAAGTTGCTCCTGCCAAATCTTTTCGACTTATGAAACACGTTCTAATGATTGATTTCATATTAGATATATCAACTAGGTGCATCATCGTTAAGTTGGCTGGGTCGTCATCACCATCTACATATGCGGTAGAGACTTCAGCACTAACACCCTGTCCAGGATTCGCTATGACTCCGTTCCAGTTAGCAATACCAGAGCCTTGGGCCGTGATAGTATTTTCAGGACTATTTGCTCCAGAAGGATAAATGTGTGCGTAATACTCTTCAAAATCATTCACGTTGTAATCACCGTGGGTGATGGTATTCGCATATGGTTGAGTAGTAATATATCTTGGAATAACTGTACCTGTATCGTAGTAAACTTTGACGTATGTATTAGGAACTTCTTGTACACTAAGGAACATTTGCAAGTCACTAGCGAAATTCGCCAACTTGACATCCTTAGATTGATAGATTCCCATTTGATTCTTGACAGTTGGAGCCGTATCGTAAATAATATTATTGACTAGAACTGTGCTTAATCTCTCTTTATTTAGTACAGGAGTAAGATTAGTATTATCGGTATTAAATGTAGTATTGTATGATATTGGAGTATATTGATAACCAGAAGCAATCGTATGACTACCGTCTAGAGATACAACATTTTCAAGTATGACATCTTCGTTATCTAAAACTCCACCATATATATTATTAATATCTCCGTTAACAACACCCTCTATATCTAAACTCGTTCCCGAAAGAACAAGTGGTTGAAAATTGGGCATAAATGATGCCGCTAATTTAGTATCACCGTATGGCTTCATATCAAGTTGGAGGTCGCCAGTAGGGGTAAAGGCACATTTATTCATATCGAATTTAATGTCTTTTAATTGCTCTGCGGTCCAAGTTGTGTTATTCTGAGAAGTAAATAGGCTTCCAAGATATGGTTGTTCACTAATATATTTACCACTTAGCAAATCAACTTCTCCTAATTCAGAAATCCACATATTATATTTTAGGGAATCCGATATCACAACAAAACAATACTCAGTCCCGTTCATTAGATAAATTGGGTCATCGAATTGGAATCGTGTGCTTACTGCTCCCGTTGTGGAAGTAGAAACATCTTCAGGATAAAGCATCTTAGATGCCATCGGCACAACCGTTGTAGTCGGATAACCATTTGACATTGTTCTAATTTCTACTCGAACAGGAGTCTCTTCGTCATCTTTTGACCAGAAGAATAAATCGATTGAGTCTACAAATACTCCACCATCTTCGTCTGCTACTAAGAATGATTCTGCTACTGGGTCATACCACTCTGTTACATTTCTTGTTGTTCTACTTGTTCCAGATGTATCGCTTCTAGAAATTGTTCTGGTTTCACCTAATATAGCCCGAGTATCACTTATGGCTTCATCAACCCTGTAACTTTCTAGTGTAGATAGAATATCTCTCTGCCGTCTATCAAGAGTACCAGCAGATGTAAATACTCCTACTGCTTGTGTAGTCATTAATTCTGGTGAAGTGAAATTGTCTTTCATTGCGAGTATCTTCATACCCGTTCTGATTCTAACTCCGTCTGCACCTTCTGAAGGAATCTGTAATACTGCGTTTCTTAGTCTACCAGCAGTATCAGTCCAAACAGCGTCACCCATTGCTCCTCCGTCTGGAGTAATATAAGCATCGACATTAATCTCATCAAATTCAAAGTGCATCTGAGTTGATGGACGTAATTTATCTACATCGATAGTTACAGGTACACTTCTCATCCAAGGAATAGCAGAACTGTCTACAAATCTATCACCGACTTGTGTGCGAATATCATTGATTTCCATATGAGACTTCGTACCAGTTCGTAATTGATTATTTGTTTGTTGTTGATTCTGGTCCCAAGTATCAACCTTTGTAATTTGTCTCCAAACAGTCCGTTGTCGAGTAGGTCGATTATTAATGGTTCCCGAGCCCCAATGCCTTCCAGTTTCAAATGCTCGTTCAGTAGTTCCACTGCCACCACCAAAACTAAGATTACCACCAAAGGTGATTGTTTCCGCACCTTCACGAACATTCTGTCTTCCACCAACGTCTGCCCATCCAGACCATTGAGTCTGCCAAGCATTCCATCGAGTCTGTGTTCCAAAAGTTTCTACTTGTTGAGTTACAGCATTGTTATTTTCATTCTGAATAATAACATCTGGCATATAAAGTTCTTCAAACCAAGTATCAGATTGAGGAGTTAATGTACAGAATCCAACCCAAGATTTACGAGCAAATGGATTCAAGTTAATAACTTGTGACCCCATCGGCTGAGTAATCCACGCTTCAATAACATCAAAGTCTAGAGTATATGTCAGATTATTTAATTTAACATTAGATTTTACACCACCTACCATATCCATACCATACATTTCGTAGGGTACAGTACATATTCCTGCTTCTGGATAAATAGCACAATAATATGCTTCATCGATAACATCACCAATACCGTGGTCAACAAACGGGTCAACTAAGATACCATTTTTATATCTTAGTAATCCTGCCGTGTCAAGCACCTGCATATCGGCAGTAGTCTTTTCTAGAAGATTAAGTGCAGTGTAGTATTCTAAATTTTCAAGTCTATTTTCTATGCCACGAATATCTTGCATCGTAAATCTTTTATTCTTTACGTGAGATACATTAATATTCTTGTGGTTATATGTGTACGCTGGTACAAATATATTATACAAGGTCATCTCATTCAATTCTTCAGTAGGAAGAACTGGTTCAGTAGAAGGGAAGCCTTGTTTAATCTGTATCTTTCCATCGTCATTAATTGTCAGTCTATCTTTTCGTGGGAGATAGAAATCATAAGATACTGAGATGTTAGAAGAAGGTAGTGGCAAATATGTGCCAACTGCGTAATCGTCATCCGATGCTCTAAAGTCCATCCCATCAGCGGAAGGGTGACTCAATCCTGTTGAGTCTCTATATCCAAAAATGTCATCATAAGTGATACCAGAATCTGTATAACTGTTTACACATCTATATTGAGCGGTTGTGATATTACCAAGAATATAATGTTTATATGTTACTGTATATGTGCCAGGTTGACTTGGGTTAACTGCATCGTTCCAAGTTAATAGTGCATCGTTCAAAGAAGTATCAGTATCACCAGTTGTGAAGGTAAATGATGAAGTTACATCCGTAGTATCAGGTGCGATAATAGAAACAATTTCTTCAACTGCGTGTGCAATTGTTAATGTGTCAGTAAGTGAAAGAACATAATCGGTTGATGTTGTAGATTTTGTCAATGCTCTCCAAGAAGCATTTGACATATACATATCTGCCATAATAGAGATATTATGTCCAGACAAATTCGTTGATGTGTTACCTGTGACTTGGTCTACTATTTCAATAAGTGCAGTTGTATTTCCTGTTAAGTCAGCCCTCCACGTATCACCAGAAGCGACAGTACCATATTGAGGTATAACTTGGTTTGTAAATTCGTCCCAGATATAAAGAACTCGTTCCCAGTGCATATCATTGAAAACTGCGGGTACTGAAGCAACTGCTCCAGATAAGATAGCGGTTAAATTCTTTTGTGTAGAGTATGTTACTTGTCCTAGAGATAGTGCAGAAGTAATTGAATGGACCTTATAAATCCAAGGATAATTAACACCCTTACTAACTGCGATACCAGTTGGACGAGAGATTTTTGCGTATACATCGGCATTCGTTTCAGAAACAATATATTGAGCGGGTGCGATAGCATCGAGGCCAGTATTGTTTTCTAGATAAATTCTGTATGCGTTGCCGTACTTTGTAACGTGTGTGATACGTTTTCTTATTCCGATAGTATTAACTGGACTCGTTGCAGAAGTGTAACCCGTGTCAGTAACAAGGATAACATATTCTTTATTCACAACATTAAACACGCCGTGCATATCATCAATAGATGCTACTTCAAAGTATGGTCCAAATTCAGGATTGATATGGTCATTCGCTACGTGGCGAGTTGTTCTTGCCCTATCTGCTTCTACAGTTAGAGGAACTAAGAGTTCGTGTTCATATCCATTAATGTATGCTTTAGATGGGTCAACTTTAATAGAATACTTATCAACCGTACTTCCCGTTTTAAATTCAATTGGGAATGGATTAATAGTATAGTTGCCAGACTCATCGAATGTTCGTTGAGCCATTTCATTACTAAGAAGTGAATAGTCAGTAGCCTCATACTTAGTAGTAATGATGCCATTCGTGACATCCATCATCCACAACCACTTATTAGATTCAGCGGAGTTGGCCTCTGCAATCAATGTAAGAGAAATTTGATATCTATCTCCACCTGGTGCATTCTGATTATAGAAACCAGAAGCAGGGTCAAGCAATCTTGGGTCAGTCGTTGATGCTACAATAGTTTCTTCAATATCGAATCCAACTTTTAATGTTGGTGTTGCAGAAATTGGGTCTAAGAAAATAGTTTGTGCTAGAATAGGAGTGAAGAAATTATCTAGCCAATAAACACCGTTATCAACTCTTGCTTCTAGTCCTTGTCCTGTTCCTACGATGACGCCTGCTTTATATATTTGAGTCGCATCGTACCAATTGTTATCAGCACATTCACCGTTTACATCAAAGCCGCCTTCACAAACAGTATCGTAACTTAATAGATTTTCGTTTGCTTGAAATTGTCCAGAAAGTATTCTGTAGTAATAGATAGGTTGCGTTTCATCATCGTGAAGTTGAGTAATTTCTGCAACTGCATTAGATGTTTCACCATAAACAATACGATTCAACCAAGAGGTATCAACCACAGCAAGTTGCATCCATTCTCTTTTAGCAACACTAACTTCTCCGCCTACAACGGCAGAGCCATTCTTCCATATATGATTCGCAGAAGCGGACATTTGATTCTGAAGAATAGATTGTATTTGAGTTAATTCTCTGGCCTGAACTGCTCGACCAGGATTAAACAGAATCTTTAAAAATTTGTCATCCGCATTATAGTCATCATAATATGGAGATGTGTTGAAGTTATATGCCATTCGCTATTATCCTAAATATGTTCCTATCATCTTTAATGTTCCCTCCCCACTTTTGGAGAGAGAACATATATAACATCCTAAAGTATTCTTAGAATTCTACTACGAGTTTCAAATCCTCAATCTGGTCAGATGCACGAGTAATAGCACGCCTGTTCTCAAGATAAATCAACTGTCCACTATCGCTTTCTAAACTTACGTCTGCATCAGCATATACGGATGCTTGGGCTTTCGTTCCGCCACCAGCAAGTTCTGGATTACGCAAGAGTCCGATTTGTCGAAAGTCATCGTTCTCTGGGAATCCGTCTGAAGTCTCAAGTCTAACGTGAATCAATCCGTGGTGAGTTTTCGCTGTAAATATAGAATCTACATCACCGAAATCGGCCTGCTCAGACCCTGCAAGAACTCCTGTACCTGAAATAACTGGCATCCAGTCATTGGTAGTAGAGTTAATAATGTCGTTCAATTCTAGTTTATATAAGAATGTCCACGTATAGTTGTCAGATGTAGTAATCGCTTGAGCAACTAGTCCAGCGGCATCTCCAGTAAAGCCAGTTGGCTCTTCAGAAGCACCAGTAGGTAACCAAAGTCCACCTAAAGTACCTTCACAAGTTGTTCGTGAAACAGCAGTTCCGCCATCAAAGACTCCACCAATATAGCATTTTCCGCCAGATGGTTCGCCTGTACACATATAAACTCGATATTCAGAATTCATCACAATACTGTGACTTCCGATTTTTGAAACAAAAGAACGGCCAGGTTCATCAATTCCTGTGATGCCGTTTGCGGCATCTCCGTCAAATGCGATAGTATCACCTGTTTCCCAGTTAATACGTGGAAGCACGGGTGAGATATCATCATTCTGAATTCGCTTGGTACCAACAATGTCAGTCCAATATTGTGATTCATCCTCATCAAGAGGGTCAGGTAGAGTAAAGTTACCTGAACTTTCGTCATTTCCTTGAGCATCATTAGGCCAAGCGTCATTTCGCCCAAACCCTAGATACAGGAAGTTGTCGTCAACAGAACCAGTAGTTTTGAACTGGTCGATGAAAACCATCAAGTTCTGTGTTCTGAATTTACTGGTTACAATTGCACCCATTTTACTAACTCCTTAAATTATTATGTTCTGCTATCATTTGATATTTATCAGAACTATTTATACGTTTGTTTAATTAAAATATTCACAACTTTATGCCGGTACTGGCCATACGTTGCTATCGTCTACAGTAGTAGAGTGGACGTGGTCGCCCGCTCCAGAGCCCTGTGTGTTTTGTGACCACTGACCACCAATTGGAACACTTCCCAAATATGATATTGTATCGTGGTTGTCATAGTCACTTGTTTGTGATATAATGTTATAAGTAGAACCATTCCACTCTAATACTAATTCGTGAGTGTATACGGCCGCGTGTGTACTATCTCTCTGTGGTGTAGTTACATAAGTTCCACCAATCAAGGATGTATAATCTGCAACACTTATCCAGTAATCGTGGTCGTGGAATCCACCAGTTAGAGAGAATTTATGCACATATGTAGATGTTCCTGGTATAATATCCCATTGTGAAATACCAGCAACTACAAATGTTCCCTTTGCTCCCATATTGGGATTAAATTTTATCGTATATCCGTGATAGTGGGAACTTGCTCCGTTTGGAGAATCAAAGAATATAATACCATAGTTGGCATTCTGAGCATTAATCAAATCATTTGCTTGTGCCAAAGTAATTGGTTCACACGTTCTTCCGACATTAACTCCCGCTGAATCCAAAGAGCATCCATCATAAAGCAGGTGGTCGTGACTTCCGATACCAGCAATAAACGATGGTTGCATCTGAACAATGGGCGGGTTGTTTGCCTGAAGGACATTATTTACATAAGTTTTTCTTTCCGTTAAGTCTTCCACTTCGGAAGTTGTTTGACTTGTCGTAACTTCAGACGTAATAACTGGGTCACCAACCGATGTTTCAGTACCATAATCTGAATAGTATATAATATCAGTCGTGGTCGTTGTAATCTGGACCGTTGACGTTGTTGTCGTTGTGATTAAATCACTATATGTTACGATAATAGTTGTATCACCAGTCGCAGGCGTATCTGGATACGTTGTTGTGACTGGTAGTAATTCGGTTGAAGCCTGCGTAACAACAACACTCGGTGCCGCAGAAAGAACTTCATCAGTTGATGTAGTCTTCGTTATATATATGCTACCACCAGTTTGCTGTGGTATTGCAACTAGATTTGGATTCCAGTCAATTGTCAAGTTATGCCAGTGAAGTCCTTCAGCCGCATTCTCAACTACAGATACATAATATTTAGTAGGGTCTTGAAGTGAATCTTCAATGCCACCTTTAATCCAAGTCACTGACCAATCAGCATAGAATATATTATAATTAGTATCCCATTTAATTCTGTACTCGTGAAAGTGAGCACCCTCAATTGAATCGTAAATAGTAACACTATCTACAACACCATCAATCAGTTGCATACCTTGGTCAATCGTCATTCCGTGAGCGTAAGAAATCTGTCCAGTCAAAGCCCCTTCTGCAAATGGTCCCACAACTGTATCATTATGAAAGTGAGGGTGAGAACCACCTGGATAAGGATATCCAGGAGAAGCAAATGTCGGTAGAATTTCCATCATCTCATTATAACCTGGTCGTGAAAACAGATTAGAGATGTTCGTTGGATGTGCGTGTGACCTTGGGTCTGCGGAATAGAATTGATGTCCGTCAGATGATTCCCATTTCTCAGTATCTAACGCAACGAAACTTAATGTATTTGGGTCGTATGTAATTGTGATTCCGTGATAATGGTCTCCGCCTGAGATAGATGTATATGTTTTTACTTCAGTCACTTCACCATTAATCAAATCAGTTGCTTGATTATCATCTAATGGTAATGCTTGTCTGCCAGTGTGTGTTCCGAGAGTGTCTAATGTTGTTCCGTTAAATGCGTGTAGATGGTCTGGTTCAGAGCCTTCTAATTTATGCCAATCGTGTGCATTTGATAATGTAACATCAGGAGCAGTATACAATGGTGTACCATTCCAACCAAGATGGGTCGTTATACCATTAACTAAAAGGGTATGCTCGTGAGTTCGTAGATGTGTATCTACTGCTTCCCATTCTCCAGTACTGTTTTCATCCCACATCTCAGCCATTTCGTCTGCAACAAATTGTTGCGTAGAAAGATTCCACATAATTTTATATACGTGATAATGTTGATGCTGGCCAGAATCTTCAATAGAAGAATAAACATAAAATGCGTTTACTACTCCATTAGCAAGTTCTTCTGCTTGTATTCTCGTAATCGGTACAGCCGTTCTACCATCATTAGCACCAAATGTATCTAGTGTCTCACTATTGAAATAGTGGATGTGAGCGTTCTCGCCATATTCGTTTGCTCCAAGTATCTCTACTACGGGAGCAGTCTCAATATAAAATGTTCCGTCATCATCGTCATCATCGACAGCAAGATAAGGCGTATCAGAGCCTGTGTCGTATGGTTCCCAAACTAGAGTTAGAGGATTCAAATGCCATCCAGCAGATGAACCAAGAAGAATATTTTCATCTACTATTCCAGTCCACGAAGTAATTACAGGATGCAAGTGAGAGACAGGAGTATTATAAGTCCATATAGGGAAGAAAGCATCCCAGTCAGTCATTTCAATATCAGATATCTCAGTTGCAGAGAATAATTCTGTGTTAATGTCGTATACTACTTTATATCCGTGAACGTGAGCCGTTTCAGAAGCAGGGATTTGTGAAGATGCACCCGTTTCTGTAGAGGAATCATATGTATCAGTTAGTTTGTATATATCACAATTCTGTGGGCCAGTTCCTTGATAACTATCAATACCAATTCTTGTAGCCATATAAAGTTCGCCATTAGTGTCTTCACCTAATGTCAATATAGATTGGTCGTGAGTTGTTAAGTTCAATACAGATGTTGCAGGGTCCCAGAAAGATAAATTCTTTCTTGTATATCCTACATCGCCATTGTATTCGATAAATGTGAATACATCGTGGTTCTCCATATTCGTTTGTGCTATCAGATTCCAAGTATTGAAAGTCGCATTCCATATAATGGAGAATGTGTGAGTATAACTTTCAGCGTGAACCGTATCACTCTGAACAACAACAATTGGTGTTCCAGGATTCGCTTGAGCCATCGCAACTTGACTCGGAGTTAATATAGCCTCGTGACTATGATTTGCTCCATTGATTGCATTAGGAGTTATTGTGAAGTGTGCAGAAAGTCCATCAGGATTTTCTTCTAGTGAAAAGAGATGACCAGTAGTACCAGCCCAACTCGTACTCCAATCTCCGAATATGTATTTGCCTTGAAGTCCAGTTAAGTCACTTCCCCTATAGATGAATCCACCTAAGATAGAAATACCAGTTCCGTGACTGTACTCGTGAATAGGTGATTTTAAATCAAGAAGAAATGCTTGAGTATTTGCATAGCCTTGGTCTAATGCCATTTGGTCAATAGTTGCTTGGTCTTCTTCAAAGTAATGATATGCTTCCATTACTCTCCAACCATAGTTGCCGCCCTTTTCGATAATGTTTACTTCTTCAAATTTATTTTGTCCAACATCAGCCGCCCATAGTTTACCATCTGGAGCAAAAGAGAATCTCCAAGGATTTCTTAATCCGTATGCCCATATCTCTTCTCTAAACATTGCACCCGCAGTACCGTGTGGTTTTGCATTTACACCAGTGAAGGGGTTATCGGAAGGTATGGAATAAGGTTTATTATTAACTGTGTCTGGTGCGACATCAATTCTAAGAATTGTGCCCAATATGTTAGTAGGGTTCTGTGCATTACCATATACTCCGTGTCCGCCGTGACCGCTAGAACTCGAAGTATCTCCCGCATTTCCGCCGTCACCGAATCCGATATAGAGATAACCATCTGGGCCAAATACTAATTGACCACCGTTATGATTCATATCAGGTTGTGGCTGTGTGATTAAAATTCGTTCAGTAGTAATATCAACTGTCTCTGCCGCAACGTCAGCCGTGAACTCAGCAATGATTGAAGTTGAAAGAGGATATCCGTATGAGCCAGTAGATGGACCTTGCTCTGTCATATAATAGACATACAAGAGTCCGTTTGTTGCGTAATCTGGATGGAATGCAAGTCCTAGAGCGCCACGTTCATCATATGCACCGAATGGCCCGACTCCGATAGTCAGATTAAGAGAAGTGTAGTCGAAAAATAATGATTTGACACCAGACGTAGTATCCATCAAGTGAATGATTCCAGATTGGTCTACAATACAGATTTTATCTGGGTCCATCGGATACGCTACAATAGTCGCAATGTCTGTGCCTGTACCCATCTTAACATCCCCTAGTAAATCTCCAGTATCACCAGAGCCAGGAACTTGTTGAATATAGTTAGATGAATATAATTCTACCCAGTCTACATTAGGTACTAGCGTAGCAGGGAAAGTCTGTGCGTGTTGGAATGTAAATGATGCTTCACCAATTGCAGTAGCAACCGTGGCATCATCAAGTTCATTGAATACATTCTGTCCGAGATTCATTGTGTTACCAGAATAATCAACACCGTCAATTAAACTAGGGTCAACCACAAGTTCTGGTTTATAGTTATAACATATCCACGTAGTAACTGGCGTATATCTAAATCCGTGCGTACAAGGATTACCCATAAAGTCAGTATTCATTTCCCAGTCTGATTCGTATGTGACTAGGTACTCGTGATAATGTGCAGAGGTAATTCCATTTGAATCGGCTACCGTACCGCCTTGGAAGACGCCATTTTCATCTGTCTCAGGGACCCCGTTGGTAGTTATTCCGATACTATCGTAAAGAGTTACGTCTGTGATATCTCCGTCAATTAATTTTCTTGCATCGGCTCTTGATAGAGGGTCAGATACACGACCACGTTGTCTGTCTACAATTTGACCATCTACAAATCTATGAACGTGACCCGTTGCTTCAGGCAAGAATGCAGTCGTATGAACATCTGCAAGGAATTCTGGAATTTCAAAAGCATCAGAATTCATTAATGCTCTTGCTTGAGAATAACTTAGTCCGTGAGCCGTTGCTTCTTTTCCGTGAACCATTAAATTAGGTATTGCACTTCCATCAAAACTATGAACGTGAAACGCTGCCGCTCCAACACTCATCAATGGAAGTTCAAGTCCTTTAGTAAGACTTGTAGATACTAGTGGTGCGAAACCATTCTTTCTTCCGTGGGAATGGATTACATTAGGGTTATCAAACGCCTGTATCTGAACCGCATCAATAACGTCATTTGTATTCCCGTATACTTTTTTAACTAGTGTGTCTTCTCGACCACTCTCGAATGCGCCGTAACTCTTTTCAGGAGCGTATTCGGCTTCTTGCATAAACGATTCAACCCATTCAACAACTCTAGAAAGATGTTTGAATACGGACAATTCATAAACGTCACAAGAAATCATTCTACCGTCTGTGGTATTCTCTAGATTATCCTCAATGCCTAATTCAGTAACAGAAGGTGGGAACTCTTCAATAGGTAGAACTCGGAGAAGATTAGTAAATTCAAATACAACCTTCTCAGGCCAAGCATTAATCTGGTTCTTGATTTCATCACGGAGAATATTAATTTGATAGAGTTTCTCTGTAAGTTTGGTACCAATAGTCTTGATTTCATTTTTATCAGTTACTATATCAACCCCTACGTGTTCACCAGGAGCACCCCAATTATCAGGAGTTACTAAGGCAGCCCTTGAATCGAGATTACCCATCATTTCAATGATATATTCGTCAAAGCCTTTCTCAATGAAGACTCCAAATCCAGTATGAGCCCTTCCGACTGAACCGTGTTGTTCGCTCTCTTGGTCCCAGATATCAACCGCGACATCAAGATAAGAGAATATCGCAATAATCATCTTGACGTAATCGGTAGGTAATTCGATTACCAAATCAACTGTAGACCTAAACGAGAACTCAGCAAATAATTTCAGTCCAACAGGGTGAACTAGTTTTTTAAGAACTTCTCTATACGACTGAATAGGTACATCACTTCGGATAACATAAGAGAAATCTTGGTAGTAGTCATTATCTTGGAGTTTTCTGTCAGAAGACAGGAAGCCGCCAGAGTCAAGCCAGTAACCATTTGTTTTCCAAACGGCCGTCTTGACATTAGGTTGAGTCTCGATATTAACAAGAGCATCACACTCTTCTCGTGTCAAAGGAGGACTACTTACATTTAATAGTATATTGTGTTCTACGTCTTGAAGGGTCTTAGTAATATCGACTACTGGGTACCACGAAAGAAACGCACTCTCTCCGAAATAGGGGCTCGCCTTGTCTAACCCATCCGGGTGCAACGCCGCCACACAATCAACCTCAGTAGTAAACGTATGAAGAACTGGCCAATCCGTAGAGATACTACAGAATGATTGGCTCGGGTTTTCCCAATAGTTGTTCGCCGCCACGTTAAATAATTTCTCACCTAACTCAAACTCACCAGTTACTTCTAATAGGTTAAGTTTTGTCCAGTCAGTATCAGTACCATCAATGGTTGCTGTAGCACCAGAGGTTAATCCTTTTATTAGTGAACCACCCTCTCTGTGTACCCCTGCCGCGTGTAGGTAATGAACTTCATTTGGATGTCCACTAATATTAATCCATTTATCTGTCCATTTGTGCCCATTGACAATACATTCACCCTCTGTCCGAATACCGTCAGAGATGATTAGTGCTTTATAGGGTATAGTGCCAGATGTACCAACGTCTTCCCAGATTTCTTCGTCTTTAATGAATACGCCATTTACTTCGGTTAATAGGAGTCGCTCGTAGTCTGTAGTAGAGACTGATTCGTCCATATCCACGAAAGCCGTTGCGCCGCTAATTTGGCCACGGATTTTTTTGTTGTAGATAGACCGTACCGTCTCGGCCACGTGTGAGTTATTCGTGTTGCCGAAATAGGGCGATGCAGAATCTAGTGTGGCTTGGTCAGTTAGTACCGTAATCCATTGTGGCTCATACCATACAGAGCCAGACGCCTTCATCATCCATTGCTTTGGATACATCGTATCAACGTCTGTATTAAAGTCTCGTCTGAATAGAAACTCTAGGGCAGAAGTAGTACCTTTCTGTCTATAGACAGGTTGGATATTCTTAGCAAGGAAGGACTTGTCAGTAGTCTCTACTGTTGGGTCTATTGAGGTGTGTGGTGTACCGTGGAGATACTTAGCCTCGAATTCTGGTATGAAATTATCTAGTGCGTGGTCAACATCAATGTTCTGAATCAAATCAGTTATTTGATTGTACTCGCCTAGTTCCCCATTAACACCAGTCTCTCGTTCCAAGTATTCAAAATACTTGCGAAGGAAAGTGATGAACATAGGATGGTCTTCCCGTACATAGTCGGGCACCATTCTCTCAACAAAGACCGATAGGAACTTAGCAGGAGATTTAGTAAATTTATCGTTAGCCATTTGTTACTGTATCTCCGTTCAATTGATACTCTGCATCGTTACACTACTAGTATTTAGTACGAGTAGATTACTTCGGATTGCCGTAATATCATTTGATTGCGGAGTAGCGTACAAACTTATTACTGAATTAGTGTCTAACACGGGTCTAAATCCAATTAACTCTATGATTCCATTGGTATAGTCGATGGTACCTTGCTCTGTATTGAGGAATTGCTCATTAACAATGTCGTATAATAGAATATTGCCTTGGCCATCGTCTAATAGAGCATACTGGGACCCCGTATCTGTATTACCGAATACACTTGACACGGCAGTACCAGGTGTGATAGCATTATCATACTTAAAGATATAGTTACCAACGGTATTGGATGCTTGAATAAAAAACTTCTTATAAAACTTGACAGACGTTAAATTATTTGATATACTTTCATCAGCAATGTCAATAGTATTACCAAGGCGGGAATACCTCATTGTCACTTTAAATGCAGATATCTCTTCCTCAAAGAAGGCCTGAATGTCTGCTATTACTTTACTCTGTATCTCACCAGCACTCAAACTGGTTAAGACAGGGTTATACTTGACTGTGCTAATAACATCAATGTAGGTGTACTCTGGTGCTGTTATAATAGGGTTTATGGCTAACATATTGTATTTACTCAATATATCAGTCGTTAATTTTTGTTTGGTCAATGGTGACAACTCTAGGCCGTGCTTAGGCTTGATACAAATGAATACTGCACCATACTGAGGAGGGTCATTATCTTCACCACCCCATACGGCTATTGAATCAATATTAGGATACTTCTCTATTAATATATTCTTATAGTCCTCTGCGGTCACTGCCCTATCTTGTCTCTCATAGGCTCTTGGTGCTGTAAGTTTAATGTTTTCAGTGGTCTCTGCACTCGCACCTAGAGAAGAGATGTCCACAGTGTCCACCGTCACGTGGGAGTCGGTGTAGACGTTGGCTATAGTCGATTCAAGTGCGAACACTTGCTCATTAATAGTAGAGGTATAGTTACCTGGAGCACCCACCGTAGATAGGTAAGTTACTTTAACTGATTGACCATCAAGAGGTATTTTGCCAAAGATGCCATTGCCGAAGTATATCTCACTAACTCCATCAAGGCCTTCCTGAACAAAGAATGAATTACTCGTAGGGGTCAATTCGCTTAATACTTTGTTGACTTCCCAAGGCTTGTCATTAACAAGCATAGTAATAGTAGAGCGGTCACAGGTAGCATCATTAATAAAGAAGGACTGGGCTTCCGCAGTAGCGTCATATGTCCATTCAAGGCCTTTTAATGTCCCTTGATGCAACTTAATTTCGCCAGCGAACTCTCCACCCTCGTCTGCAAACACATTAACAGTAGATAAATTGGTAAATGGAAGAGGTACACCAGTAATATTAGATACAAATTGAGTACCTTTCTCTACAATAATGTAACTTGGGTCATATCCAGTCGTATCAAACTCTAGTTTAACAATAGATTCAGCGGCTGTAACGCTCTTAGGTATATATCCAATGCTCTTAGCGTGACTCACAACACTATTTCGGAGCGTTGCGGTATCTAAAAATGCCTCATTGACTGCCATATTCGTATGGAAACCCATATAGTGTGTAGTATATGCCATTACATCCAGCATTACACTCATACCAGAGCCGTCAAAGTCATAGTCCAAGAACTCAGTCTGACCCTTCATAAAGGTCTTGATGTTCTTCTTAATGCCATCGAACTCTAGGTCCGATAAGTTTAATGCTTTCTTATTCTGTGCCATCTCTTACTACCTCAATCTATTTAAGAAGAAATCTAATTGTACTGGGGACCCTTCGTTGACTGGCGTATATGCTATAGTAACATCATAGCCATTCCTATCTTCATCAGCATTAACCTCAACTCCAATCAACTCTACACGTGGTTCAAATGTGTTAATGGCCTGCTTGATTGCGGCAGTCAGTATAACTCGTGTCTCTGTAATCATTGGTTCAAAGAGCGAATGGTAGATAGTAGAGCCGAACTCACTCTGGAATACCCTCTCACCTCTCTGAGTCTTAATAATATGTATGATGGACCCATTAATCGCATCAACGTCCGAACGACCAACGATATCATTGGTCAATGGATGTACCAACATATCAAGGTCTAAGTCTCTGAACTTGCGTACTCTCGTTGTTCTAATGGGTTCTGGCATAACGCTTGAATTCCTCTGTATATACTATATTTATACTGCGTGTCGAATAGGTTCGTCTAACCATTTGTAATGACATCTCCACTACCTGTTTGGTTACTCGAACCACAGTCAATCGCATCACCTATCCTTGCTAATGGCTTGGAGTTCACGAGGACGTTAGGACTACCTGATGCCTGGGCTGCTCCGTGTGGTACACAAACAGGACAACCGTGAGTCTGCCAAGGGTCTCCTACACGATGGGCACCAAGGCTATTCACGAAAACATTGCCTGATGCTCCTGCATTCTCTCTAGGTGGATAACACCCGTGACCTGTGCAGATATCGGTTAATCGAACTGTACCTGGCATTAGGGTCTAAACCTCTTGAATTTGAGGGTATCTCTCACGCTATTCACAAAATTTCTCTTCGCTGTACCAATAAAACTTTTTTTTATTTCCGTGTTTTTAGCGTTTTCGGTGGTATTTGCGAAAAAAGTGGGGTTTTCAGGCTCTTTTGACCGAAAGATAGAGTCGTAATTGTCTCTATAGGCATCATTCACGGGCTTTTGAGTCTCGTTAATAGTCATATCATACGTTCCTAAATTTGTCAAATTGGATAGAAGGTAACTTGTCTGTGTCGAAAGCCTCTTGAGAAGGTAGTTTAGATTTGGTATTGACGTTCTTTTTGTTAGTAAATTTGCCATAGGACTCTACTGCCTTATTGCCTTTAGATGAGCCTACTTGCCCTTGTTGACATACCCAAGAACCATTAGCGTTCTCGCAAACTTCCTTAGACTTAGCATTAGTGACATCAAAGGAACTACCACCACCAGAAGAGCCAGAATCAGCGGCTTGAGAGACCACCCATTTACCATTGTATTTGATACAGGCTGCCTTGCCAGGTAGATAAGGGTCAACCTTAGTCGCACCCCATTTGGCTAATACAACAACCTCTGCGGATTGATAGATATTATTGTCATCACCCATAACGTATTCTTTGCTTCCTGATTTCTCTGCGGCATCGACTTTGGCTAATAATTCGGGTGTATAGAAGGAAGGTTCTATTAACTTATATCCCTCAGGGAATCCTAGGTTTGTGAAGTCACAAGAGCCTACTTCCTTAGTGGAAGCCTTTGCGGCTTTTGGCTCACAGGTACAGGTTTCTACCTGAGACCAATCACCTGTCTTCATTGCTCGTTCTACTACTTCCATTGATTGATGATATTCACTGATATCACCACCGATATTAGATACTTGCTGTGCGAAATTAGCGGCTACAGAGGCACCCATTCCATAGTTGATATTGCCAGGTAACTCAGTTGGTAGCACGAAAGAGGCACTATTAAGCGGAAGAAATGGAGTAGGAGAGTTCGGGTCTGCGGATGATGCTGCCGCGGCTGCCGGTGCTGGACTAAATGGGGATGCTTTATCTCCTGCAAACTTAGAGGCTGCCGGTAAAGTATCTCGAACCTTTGTTGATACTACAGGAGCACCTGATACAGATTGTGATGCTGGACTACTTGGAGGTGGGTCACCTACTATAGAACTAAACGCATCAGAGAGAGTAACAGCAATCTTGCCCATTGCGGCTTCTATTGAACCTGCTACTTTGACTTCATTATCAGTCATTTCTTTCACGTTCCAGTCACCTTTAGTGGCCTCACACGCGGCTTTGTCTCTGTTTCTAATGGTGTCTGTACCACCTGTACACCATCCTACTTTGTGTAATTTTGCTACTGCGTTCTTCTTATATGCGGTTGCTTCATATGCCTTAGCCTTAGCGTTCTTAATGAATTCGTTTTTAGAACCACTGAATCGGGTCTTGCCTGCTAAAACTTCCTTTGTGAAGTCTGTAACAGCATCTTCAGGTACTGTCCATCCGACACCATTGACATACTCCATCTCTTCAGAGGAGTAGACTGCATCGACTAATTCTGTGCCTGTAGGGATACTTGCAGAAAGGGTAGAAAACGTCTGAAGTCCGCCTTGTGCTTGTTGCTTGAATTTGGGTAGTGATGGTAGTCCACCAGACACCTTACCTAAGAAATCACCTAATGGGATAATAGGATTGGTTGGACTCGCTGTAATACCAGTGACTTGTTGATACAATGTGACGATATCATCCATAACAGGTGTCGCAATATGCTTCAACATCTTATGGTTATTGACCAAGGCACAAGGGTCACCTGTTGCCAACTTAGCGAATGCGGCCCATTGTGCTAGTTTGTTCAATGCGGCTTGCATTGCATCAAGGTCTTTTTGGATGAGTGCATTCAAAGAACCCATCATATCTTGACACATACCATTGAAATCAGCAACTAAATCTTGTACAACATCGGCAGATGCTAACATATTAGATATTGCTTGTGGATTGGTGCTATCTATGATAATTCTATTCACTCGGCGTTGAATCTGTTTCAAGTCACCTAGTCCAAGAGCATCATCAATGACACCAGCACCATCGAACAATGTGGCGAAGCCAGCAACACAATCAATCTCTGATTCGTAATTGCCTAGCAAGTCTGCTAGTTCTCGTCCTGCTTGTTGGATACCTGAATTCTTAATATAGTCAGTAGCGGCTGCGGCTGCGGCATTCAATGCAAAATCACCACAGGTGGTGAATGAGTCAGAGAGGTCTTGAACCTCACTCAATGCTTGCCATAACTGAACACCATCTTGTCCGAATGCGGCTTGCAGGGCTACTGGGTCTACCTTATCTGTGATAAACAGACTATTGGCCGCAGTCTTCATCTTAAACGCTGAAGTATGAGCAGGCGATTGTAACATATCCCCGACTTGACCTAACGCCTCGTTGATTCCGCCCCCAAAGGAAGTTGTACCAGTGGCAGACTTAATTGTATCTACTACACTTACACCACTTGTTGAAAAACTGACCATTTAATGCCCCTTACATAAACAATACTTGATTGATTCTATTATAATCACTGAACATACCAAGGTCTACATTTTGTCCGTGTAGAGTGTCCGCTTGATATAATACCATTCGATTATATGCCATTTTCGCTTCATATTCACAAGCATAGGGTCTTCCGCCGTCTACTTTTGATTTAACATAATCAAAATTTATATCTCCTACATTGGCGTCTTCTAGCCATTGAGGAGTGTAATCGTTCTCTATACTGAGATTACCCATATGACTGTACATATTGGTACCACCAGCACATTCTTCTTCCGTATTTAAGTACACTACAGAACCGAATTGATATCCAGGTCCATCTTGCATCTTGAAATGGTCTTGATGAGGTATAATGCCAACAGGCGTTCTTAATAGTGTCTCATCGTTTAACACGTTAACCATAAACTCTTGATTGTCCCAATGCTCATTGAACCGTTTCTCTTCAAAGTGACCAAAGTATAATTTGCATAGTTGAAAATATACCTTATGCAGGGAATCTTTAACTTCGGCAGTCTCTACGACACCTCTTGCACCCGGCAAGTTGTGTATCAAATCAGCCTCTGTCCTATGGTCTATTGATAGGGCTAAATCTCTTATCTCATCAGGATTCTTGTAGAAATCATCAATCACAACAACCCTTCGCTCCTTACTAATCTGTACGACATTAATCTTCATCTTTGGATTTGGCTCAAACATTATATAATTTCCTATGGATTCAAGTGAATAATAGAGCCTTTGATTGTATGGACTCCAGCAGATTGGTCTAGTTTAGTGCCACCTGTTTGAATTTCTGTAGTACCACCGACATATACTTGCCATTTACCGTCAATCTCTGTAATACAATCACCTTCAACGTGTGTCTTATAGTCTCCCTTTACTGATAAGTGAGCATCTCCCTCAACGGTTATGGACATATTACCACCAGCACCATCTACTGGATTTGGTTTAATGTGTATATACTCGTCTCCTAAGACAATCTGATAATTATCTTTCTGTACTTTAGTTACTTTTGTGCCATCCGCTCGTATCTCTTCAAATGTGCCTGACTTGTGCCACTTCATTAGTCGCTCGTTGTCTACTGTGTCATCCCATTCCTCTACGTGACCGCTTTCGCTTGCTCTAACGTGATTAAATGGGTAACTGGCTTTGTAGGGGTTCTCAGGTTCATCCCAAGTGTCTGCTAGTGCTTTATAGACTTCTTTATCTTCTACACGACCACCAGCAGTATCAAGAGGAGTGGGTTTTGAAACAATCTCTTCTCCTTTTACAGGCTCTTTAAAGTCTACTCTTCCACGTCTATGTGTATCGGGTTCTTTTAAGTGCGTTTCTTTAGGATACACTAGATTAGGGTCATTGAAGCCCACTTTGGCTACTGGTGCTTCCATAGGGAACCCACCGAATGTGCCCATTACAATAGGCTCTTGAGCGTTCTGCCCATCTCTGAAGAATCCTATAACCCACGTTCCTTCAACACAACCTAATGGAGTTGTTCCAACACCGTTCATTGCGGCTGAAGTAATTGGTTGCATTGGATGTGCCCAAGGCAAATCGGCTGTAGGTATACCTGTATCGATTGCTTGAACTGTTTTATCTGTGTGTAGTCCAGCGATACGTACCTTCATACGTCCTAATTTCATAGGGTCACGTCTGTCTTCTACGACACCCGTAAACCAAATAAATCCATCAAATCCCATAAACTGCATAATATTAACCCCTCGCTGGTATTGTTATCTCTGGGTCTGTAAAGAACCCGTCTTTCATACATTCAAGAGTCATTGTGTACTCGTGATTATTAATCTTGTGATGTATGGCTGTGATTAGCCACTTACCAGTTGAATACTGGTCTTCTTCTTCAGTGACAGTTTCATCCCTTATACTAGAGGCAATCTTTAGTGTAATAACATCACCTGCAAATATGTTCGTGTCTCCTGCCATACTGAATTTAACAATGTTTGTTCGTAGTTGGGACATCTTCATATCGTGCAGAGGATAGTGGCTCTTCTCGCCCTTATCGTGTATTTGATACAAATAATTGTCACTCATAAGTCCTGTGTGTTGGTCTACGTTGAAATCTTTAAATGGTTTGCCTGGAGTACCGTTCAGACCAATACCCTCTGCTAGAACCTTATCTTTTTCCCCATCATACTCTACTTCATATTTAGTTAGTTTCTTTTCGAGGATGTTATGTGTCAATATGGAACTACCGTAGTGTCCGTTGATTTGACTGTTAGGGATATTGAATCGTTGTGTTTCGCTATAGTCTTCCATAATAGCGTCATTGACATTTATCTCGCTATCACCACTCTGAGAAGATTTTAGTGGGTTATCTTTCAGTATCATTTCCCTCTTAGACTTACCCTTTAGCAACTCATCAAGCGTAACGAATTTGAATCCCTCGTTGTTCTCAAAGAATAGATAGTTGGATTCGCCCTCAGCGGATACAGAGTTCTTAGCAAGAAAATTGATTAGATGAAATGGATTCCAATTAGGTACGACTATCTCTTTAGGATGTTTCGATGGAGTTATTTTACACGTAGTCCATTCCTTTGCATCACCACCTAGTGTGCCGAACATAAGAACCTTGTCGCTTACATATTGTACTATATCAGAAGCAGTCGATTTTGTAAATGACCTACTGATTTTCTTCTTATTGTTAGCGATAACATATGGCGATACAATGCCTATCTGATAGGCAGTATGTTTCTCAGTGCGTTGACCCGCTGTTACGTAACTAACCGCAAATTCTTTTTCTAGGTTAGCAGTCTTTCCCAACGCATCAGTGGACATAGATGTGTCTATCTCAAAGTGGACTTTCTCTTCACCACTACCAATAATACCATTTGCTTCTACAAATCCAACACCATCGTGGATTTGTATGATACCGTGCATTGCATTAGTGAATATGGACTCATAGATAGACAGTTGGTCTATAATACCAGCCAATTCTGTACTGTCTCCCATTATGCTAGTGAACTTACAGTTCCATTCAGATGTTGCTTTCGGATTAAGTGTATTAAACTTCTTCTCTGCCATAATATATTATTCCTGTACTTGAGGTTTAGTGTTTCTCATCCAACTCTTAAATTCCTCTACAACCTTTGGAATGTGTTCTGGTTTGAGAAGCATTATACTCCTTAGTTTATCGTTTTTATAAATTTCCCAGTCTAAATTAGTAATTGGTACTCTATCGTTCTCAGGACTGTCAGTGGGATACTGTACGTAATTTTGGTCTTCATAGTGATGAATATCATACCTATTGGCATATGCTAAATCAGTATATCGATATACCTCGTGTTCACGTTTAACCCAATCATAGAATGGGTCAATGACTTTGTTGATTGTGCATACAACCCACCACAAATCTTGGTCACCATACACGTCCTCTGCTACCTTCTCAGGAGTCATTTCTTCTGAAATTCGTATCTCATAGTACATTGCTTGGAATTTTGATACTTCCTTGAGCATATCAATTCTATGAGTAATGTCTGCTATAGTAACTCCATTATACTGTAACTTAGGGAGCATATGTGTATATTTTGACATTAGTAACCTCCCTCTATTTCTTCGTGTGTCACTATTGAATTTTCTTTTATGTTGAGTGTCAGTTGTGTTTCAACAGGTGCACCATCTTCATAAGCATTCCACGTTCCTGTTGGAGTATAATTCACTTCAACACTCAATATGAACGAATCTTTAATTTTAAATAAGAAAGGATTAATATCATCCTTATACCAGAATTCAACTGCGACAGTAGGGGGTATTGATAGCCTGCCCATCTTTCTGAATATTTCTTTATTATCACCACTTGCCTTCTGGAGAGAGTCTTTCTTAGCCTTAGCCTTAGCGGCTGCCTCCTCTGTAGTGTCTTTACCACCCCAAAACCCTGCAACGGCTGGACTTGCGTATGCTTTCAATACGTTTACAATTTCAGTGATAGCCGTTTGCTCGTCTTCATTTTTTGGCGTCATTCTCCAAGATAATGTGTGGCTACGTAATGTAGCACCATCGTACACTAATCCTTGATTCTGATTGATTACAGAAGCGTGACTCATCTTAGCGGAAGCGTTCATTGAAACACCTAAGTTTTCAACAACATTGACTACTTCTTTTCCTGCTTGAGCACCTGTGGCTTTAGCAGTACCAAGTGCGGCTTCAAGTGCGCCAACGACACCATCACCAGAGCCAATCGCTCTATTGACCATCATATCTCCTGCTTCAGAGAAGTTCTGATTATATCCAGTTCCAAGTGTCAGTGGCATTGGCAACCAAATGTCTGCTAGATGATATCCTGCCAATGAGTGATTTTGTCCCTTAACTCCTGCAGTAACCCCTTTTGGGGCCCAAGAACTCACTGTGATTTTTGTCCAGAAGTTGCCAGCACTAATAGGTTCTAAAGGGAATTTAAATGGGACTGCGCCTTGGGGCCGTTTTGTGGATGGCGAGAGAACTGCTTCTGGTCCCATTGCTCCTCCACTCAAACCATTTATTTCCATAATTCATACTCCATCTTTAAATTCATTGTCGATTTCCTCTAGAAAGATACTCTTTGAACTATTTATATAAATAATAGTAATGGCACATAAAGGTAAGTACAAAGTTAAGAATCGCTCAAAGTACGTTGGTGCAGTTGATAACGTAGTATATCGGTCATCGTGGGAAAGACGATTTATGGTATACGCTGATACGAGCAAGAAGGTAATTAAGTGGAATAGCGAAGAACTCGTAATTCCATACGTAAGCCCAGTTGATGGTAAAGTTCATAGGTACTTCCCAGACTTTTGGATTCAATCATTAAGTGAAGATGGAAAGATAAGTAATATAATAATAGAAGTTAAACCAAAGGGACAGTGTCAAGCACCTAAGATGGGCAAGACAGCGAAAAGCAAGTACAGGTACTTGAGAGAGTTAAAAACGTGGAAAGTAAATGAAGCAAAGTGGGATAAGGCTAGAGAATTTTGTGAAGACAGAAAATGGGAATTTAAAATACTCACTGAGGACCATCTGGTAAGGTAATATGGCAATAGCAGTCGCAAAGAAACTAATTCAAATCGCTGTAGGGACTGAGAAGGTCGCTAGTGATGGGCAGAAATATCGTTATCTCGGTAAGCAATGGGGTAAGATAAATCCTAAGTCTGGTAAGACAAGTCAGATGGCTCGTAAGGCAATTGGTGCAGAGTTAAACACATTAGCACAAACTCCTAAACGAGGCTCTAAGGCAACTAAGGCTAAGAGGAGTGCCGCTTGGTTTAAGACTAAAGTTGGTGAATCCGCTAAGGGTATGAAGAAACGTGCAGTTCTCAAGCCAGGACGAATGTTCACATTCGGATATGATGCAAAACATAAGAAAACACTACCATACTGGGATAGATTCCCTCTCATTGTAGTATTAGATGTATATAAGGATGGCTTCATAGGACTCAATTTTCACTATCTATCTCCTGTAGAACGTGCGAAATTTCTATCTAAAATAATGAAATTTGCTAGTGAAAAGGGCGATACAGATAGTATGTCTGATAAGGCTCATTTTAAATTGAGTTGGGATGCTGTGAGAAACATTAACGGGGCCGAGAAGATGATACATAAATACTTATATGGGCACGTAAAGACAAGTCTTTTAGAGGCACCAGCGAATGAATGGGAAAATGTTATATATCTCCCATATCAGAAATTTGTTGGCGCTTCTGCTAAATCAGTTTGGGGCAAATAAATGAACGTAAAAGAATTTAATCAGCAAATGAAAGAACGTGGCGACTATGCCCGAACGAATTTATATTCTGTACAGATAACCAAGCCAGCGGGTGTGGCTTTCTACCACGGAACAGAGAAATCAATCACTACAAACGACTTGGCGTATCGTGCGAAAAGTGTGACTCTACCTGGTAAGTCTCTAGGTACTATTGAGGCAAGACGATTCGGACCAGTATTTAAAGTTGCAAATGATTTGATTGTAGACACGGTAGCAATTTCCTTTGTATGTAGTCCTAATCATCTAGAACACAGGTTCTTTGAGGGATGGATTTCTGCTATTATGGGTCGTGTAAAAGAGACAGATAGACAAAAGTACACCCTATCATATTACGATACTTATGTTGGAGCAGTTGATATTATACCTTTAAACAGACAAGGCCAGGAAGATACGGTACACGTAACATTAGAAGAAGCATATCCGACTAACGTGGGACCAATAGAATTCGCTTGGGGAGAAAGTTCTGAAGTTGCTTCCTTCAATGTAACATTTTCCTTCAGAGACTATGTATGGTCTGGCAAGACTGAAGATACTTGGCTAAAAGCAGGCAATTCTAAACTTCTGCAAGACGCCACCTAAATTTAATTAATATTATGGAGTGATAATTATGGCTTTACCTAAAATCGAAACACCGATTTACAAATTGAAATTACCGTCTACTGGAGACAGTGTAACATATAGACCATTTCTTGTGAAAGAAGAGAAAATTCTTTTGACAGCAATGGAGACAGCAAAAGAACTAAAGGGATTAGACTTTGCTAATGCAGTAAGGGATGTGATTGTAAGGGTTATCTCTAATTGTACAGATGGAAAGATTGATGGTGCTAAACTACCACCATTTGATGTAGACTTTCTGTTTTTGAACATTAGGGCAAAGAGTAGGGGAGATACTATTGAACCGTCATTTACGTGTAATCAACCAGACGGTGATGAAGGTAAAACTTGTGGTAGTGTAGATACGTTCCCGATTAAGATTGACGATATTAAGATTGAGTTTCCTGATAAAGACTACTCAAAGATAATGTTGAATGAACACGTTGGTATTCAATTTAAATACCTAACTACGGCAGAGTTACAGTACCACGATAATGAAGAAGACACTATTGAAAAGATGTTTAAGGTTATCGTAGATTCAATTGATTATGTATTTGACCCAGAAGGAGTTTATAAGGGCTCTGAGACATCTAAGGCAGAGTTGTCAGAGTTTGTAGAGAATTTGTCGGAAGATGTTTTTGATAAAATTAAGGAATACTTCAAGATGCAACCGCAATTGAGACACACCTTAGATTATAAGTGTTCTAAATGTGGGTATGTTGAAGAGGTGAAATTGGAGGGCCTAGAAGATTTTTTCGGCTTTGCATAAGTTATGATTCGCTAGTTAACCACTATAAGACGAACTTTCAACTTATGCAACACCACAATTATAGTCTTTCAGACCTAGAGAATATGATACCATATGAACGTGACATATATGTTCGTCTATTGGTAGCACATTTAGAAGAAGAAAAAGAACGACACAATAAAACTTAGATAGGTAGAAAAAGATATGGCAGGCGCTGACACATTAATGAAAATGATGGCTACTTATAAACTTATAGGTGACCAGAAAGAAAATCTCAAGAAGCAAAAAGATAAAGTTGCTGGCGCTTTGGGAATGGGCAGTGCTACTGCACGAGCCGATAGGTTGCGAGGCAAGATAAAGAAGAAAGCGGATGATAAGAAACGTAAAGAAGATAAGATAGCCGCTACTGCTAGAGATGAAGCATTCCTTCGTATGCACTCAGACGGATGGCAAGCCGCTCTTGATTCAATTAGAGGATTTAAGGCTGGGGCTACTGAGCAAGAGGAAACAGAGGCTACCGCTACAAACGATAAGATGGTATCCGATGCTGAGAAAGCCCAGAAGTCAAAGAGGAAAAAGACTGGCGGTCGTCAAAAAGGTACTCCAAATAAAGTCAAAATGAATGCACCTGCAGGAGATGATGGTTCTCCTAGTCCTACAGCAGAGGGCAACAACCCTATATCTGGTGTCATTAATGGCGATAGTATGTCAGTCACAAGTCCTGCTCTACAAGAGTTGCTAGAGATTGAAACAGCAGAATTAGAGTTAGATGAACGCCGAGAAATGCGAGAAATTAAAGCGGAAAGGCGTGCATTAGAAGACCGTAGAGATAAAAAGGGTGGTGCTCTTTTAGGTAAGGTGAAAAGTTCACCCACTCTAATGAAAGAAGGTAAAGGCTTTATGAGTATGCTTGGAAGCGTACTCGCTGGACCTTTTGGAAGAATTGCATTGGCAATTGGCGGTGTTTCAACTGGGCTTACGTTATTGAAGACTGTACTTAATAAGATACCTGGCGTCAATATGAAAATTGACCCTAAAGATGCTGAAAAATTGAAAGTTAAGGAAGCCGAGAAAGCACGCCTTAAGCAAGCCAAGATAGATGAGGCTAAAGCAAAGGCTGCCAAAATAGAAGCAGACGCAAAAGCAAAGGCTGCCGCACTAGAAAAACAACGCCTTGCGGATGAAGCAAAAGCAAGGAAAGTAACTGCTAATAAAATTGAAGCAGAGAGAGTTAAGGCTGAGAAATTACGTATTGCGGATGCAGAAGCAAAATCAAAGGCTCTTAAATTAGAGCAAGAGGCTAAAGCGAAGTTGGCTGCCCAAGCAGAAGCAGAGGCTAAAGTCAAAAAAGCAACCGCGGCTAGACTTGAAGCAGAGAGAGTTAAGGCTCAGAAATTGGCCATTGCGGATGCAGAAGCAAAAGCGAAGGCTGTTAGATTACAAGAAGCGGAGATAAAGAGAAACCTAAAACTTGAGAAAGCCGCAAAACTAGAGTTGAAAGTTAAAGCAGAAGCGGCCGCTCAAGCAAAACTTGATGCTAAAAATGCCAAGTTAATTTCAGACCAAAAGGCTAAACTCCAATTAGAGTCTAAAAAAATATCGACTCCAAAGTTGAATAGTGTCCCGCAGAAGATACCAGGTGCTACTCCCTTATTATCTCAAAATGCTCAACAATTGGCTACTAAGGGTGTTACACCCGCTAGGACTCTGTTACCAAATTTATCAGGGACTCGCCTTGCAAATTCATCTTTAGGAAAAGCAACATCAGATATGACTGGTAAAGCAGTGAGTGCCTTGGCGAACAAAACACCAGACATCGTAAAAACTACTGCGACAACGGCTCTCAAAGGTGCGGCAACAGTTGCAACTAAATTGGCAGTTCCTTTGACTGTTCTCGCAACTGCATATGAAGGCTTTAAAACAGAGGACGATGATACATTAAATCGTGACGAAAAGAATGCTAAACACGTTGGAACAGCAGGGGCAGTTTCAATGGCTCTAGCAGGAGCCGCTGTTGGTTCAGTTGTTCCAGTAGTTGGAACTCTACTCGGCGGACTTGCCGGTGGAGCAATCGGCTACTTTATGGGAAAATATGGTGGCGAGAAATTAGGGGAAGAGTTATTCCTTGACGGTAAAGAAATTGGTGACCCATCACTAGAAAAGTCTGCATCTGAAGGCGGTAAAGGTGGAGAGACTAAAGCAGAAATGGATATGGTTTTGGCCAAGCAAGCCCAAAATGCTGGTGCAGTAGACATTGGATGGGGTGATGCAGATATCGATGACTTAGAAAAGTTAAAAGATTTAACTACAGAACAAGTTCAGGCTCTTCTTGACGTAGAGACTTGGTCCAAAGCAGATGAAGAAATGCTGAAGAAAGTTCTTGATGCCAAGAAAAATGGACTAACAATAACGCACGATGATGGAGGTTGGTTTGGTAAAGAATCTCTTGAATTTGGTAAGCCTGGAGCACCCACAGTCAATAAAGAAAAAGAAAAAGTAAATAACAACCCTCATAATCTTCAAGCGACTAGTTTCTCTGCAATGAAATTGGCACAGAATGACAAAGAAACCTATGATAAATTCAGAGAATATAGAAAAGCACAAGAGATGAAACATAGAGAGGGATTTAAGGCAGCAGGCAAGGGAGATAATAGAGGCACTAGGCGAAGGTCAGAAATGAGGGCAAATCAAGATGCCATAAAGATGTTCAGTGCGGAAATTTTGCAGGCTGGTGCTGGCAAGTTTGTAGATAAGACGACTGGTCAGTCAGTGACCGCAGAGATGCTAGAAGGAAGAATTGCAGATAAGAAACTTCAAGATGAATCCGCAAACGCTATGTTAACGGAAGGCAGTATCTTTACTCACGATACACATCTAGAGAAAATCCTCAATGGTGAAGGGGATAAAGATTCTATATTCAATGGCAAGAAAAATTTCACTGTACAGAGTGTATCATCACCCTCAATGAAACCGAGGGAAAATTTAGATAAAGCGAAAGATTTGAAAGGAGCAGATACTTCTGTAAATGCGAATCAACTCGAATCGGCATTAGTCACTAGGGCAATGCAAGATGATAAGAATGCTAATCGAACGGCTAGTCAAATGACAAACGTAGTAAATCAACCTAACAATAGCGTCACTAATACTAACGTACATCAAGCGGGTTCCACCGCTCACGCACCACAGACCCCGGCTGGAATAGGTCATATGGGAGTAGGCTCAAGAGGATAAAATAAGGATTTTTAAATGCAATATGAACAAATAGCGGGTCTAGTTGAAAAACTAGGTATTCCGATTGTTGGTTTATTATTTGTTGGGTGGGGTTTTTGGAAGATTATAAAATGGTTACAAGTATCACTAACAGGAAAAATAGATAATCAGACAAATATTATTATACAGTTGATAGATAGAATAAGGGTACTCCAGACGGATATCCTGAAACTAGATACGATGATACGGACAAAATATGGTCTGGATGTTGATGAAGAGCGGATTGAACGCAAAAACGACCCGAAATACAAAGACAAGATTAAATAAGTCATAAATAGTAATAGAATTCAATAATATAATTTAGGAACATTAATATGGAAAATCTAGAAGAAGTAGTAACGAATGCTAACATCGGCACTGCCGATTTTAGTTTTAATTCACTAATAAACGCATTTGAAGAATTACCCACTATCTCACTATTGAGAGCAGTGGCGGCAGTTGTTCCTATGAAAATGAGTACAGGTCAAATCATCAATCTCAAGCGAAATGCGGCAACGAATTCGTTTGAAACGGTGGTCTCGACTATGACGATAAACACTGCAACGACTAATCCAATACAGTCTGGACTCTCGATGGAAGCAATGCGAGATTTGACGAATCAGTATGGGCTAGACGGATATAAAATTGCGGCGAATCTACTCAAGGGAATTACAGACAAAGAAGAGAATGATGATTTTCTGGCATTCCTGGCAGCCAATTCACTAGCAACTCCAGTATTGACATTGACCGATGCTGGCAATGCCGAACTGAATTTGTTTGAAGTCACTCAGCGGGTTCAAGAACTTGTCATTAAGATGAACACTCCATCGTTTAGGACATATGATGCTTTTGTTATACTTCCGTATAAGCAATTAGCGGCTATATCAGCACTAAGCAAATACACAGGCGGCGATGAAGATAATGCAGACCGATTGATTGTTAACAAGTTGGGTAAAACGAAATACTATGTCAACCCAGACCCTGCGGCTGTAGAGGCTTACGTTGGACTAGCAGATGATGACAAAAAATCAATGGGTGCATCTTCAGTGATTATGGGTACTTTCCCACAAGAAATATTGAAGAGTGGCTTTGTTGAATCATTTCAAGGTAATATTGGTATCTTAAATCGTTATGCTACTGCGGTTAATCCGTTGAGTGTAGCCGGTGCTGAGATGTTAGTATCATTCGTAATAGCATAAACAAAAAAAGGGAGCCCGTAAAGGCTCCCTTTAAAACAACATCCTGATGGATTATGCTTCGGCTAGTTTGCTGAAGTAACTCATCGTGTCATCCTCTTCCACTTTATCAGTATTAGAGTCACCGTCTGTCCAAGGTGCTTCAGAGGCAATCTCTGAGACCTTAGTTACAGGTGCTGATACTGATTCCGCAGTAAACGAATCATCCGACTCAGAACCACTTCCAATTACTCGGAAGAACTTCTTCTTCAACTCATCATATGATTTGAACTTATCTTCAGTAATCTCCGCTTCCAAAGAATACAGACCGTTATACAACGTCTCCATTTCTTCTTCACTTTCTAACCACTGAGATGGTTCTTCAAAACCAGACTTGTCATACTTCACAAAGCCATCTGCTTTACGAGCCTTCAATTTGAAGTTCGCTCCGCTGAATAGATTGAAGACGTTGACCGGGGTCTCATCATCAAACTCAGGCGCACCTGCGGCTTGTATCATATCAAAAATAGACTTACCATATTTGAAGAGAAATACTTTCCCTTCATTTTCTGGATGGGCGGAATCACTAACAACATAGATGTTAGAGATATACTGAAGCCTACGCTTCCTATCTCGTGCAATCTGTTTGTTAGAGTCGATACCTGAATTCCACAACTCAGAATTGGCTTCAGAAATCGGGTCCTGTTTACCAATAGTTGTGAGAGAATTCTCGATATACCATCCACCTTTACCTTTGAAACCGTGAGAATAAATTTTCACGAATGGAAAATCTTCTTCTGCTGGTGCATCAAGGAAGCGAATGATTGCGTAACCATTGCTTGACTTGTCACGTTCCAACTTCCAGTATCGGTCGTCTACATAACTTGCCTTCGAACCGCCACCGGCGGCTGAAAGTTTGTCCATCATTGATTCTACGTCTTTTTTAGACTTAGAACGCTTTTTAAGAGCGGCAAAACTCATATTGTTTCTCCTGTTTTATATTAGATTTTAGGGTTACCATTATTGGCACTACCTGCTTTTGAAACGATTGACTAGTTAAGATTTTTAACTAATTCAGGACCTTTAGAAACTTCCACTTTCGGCTCTTTGGCTTTCGGCGCTTTCTCTTTAGGACCATCTACTGGGTCGGGTGCTTCATCCCCATCCATAACGGCTTTAATCGCTTGAGCAAATCCTGCTCGTGCCATTTCAAGTCGCTGAACCTCTTTGTCGATTGAAACTAAATGTTCAATTGCAATCTTGGCCACAGTTGGCAAAGTCTCAACATCATATTCACTTCCATCAATACGTACAGTGTTTTTCTGTACGACTTTTGCTTCATCTTCACTCATTCATTATCTCCTTCAAGATTGATTAGTTAATAACATCAGGCTTCGGCCTAATTTCTCTTTCGAGTTCCATTGCTAGAGCATACATAGACTCTATTTTGTGATGTATCCCGATAATTCGATTAGGATACTCACGTTGCAATTTATTTATGTCGTGAACTTCTTTACAGTCACCGATTAGAGCAAATAGTTTCACTACTATCTCCTCATCTGTATGAATTGCTCCGATACTCAAGTACACTTCTCCTTTCGATTCAGTTCATCTTAAGGTATATTATACATCATACCTAACCCTTTGTCAAGCACTTTTTTACACTTTCCGCATATTTTCTCACTTCATACTGAGCGTGAGGGTCTTGTCGTAATTCAATCAGCCGTCTATAGGCATCGATTGATGCGGTTTCTACGAACTCTGTATACATCGACTGAGGTAGAACTGAACGTGCCTGTTCAGGACATATGTTCTCTTCTTCCATTAACTCTGTATATTTAGATGTAATGGTTTCAGTTGCATTGGCAATCCACCCTTGCATATCACCAGAGTGTCGATGCACTTCATCAGAAGAACCTTGTTTGACAGATGGCGCCTGGAGTCTCCATTCATTTGGAATGAAGAATTCAGGTGCATCTGAGACATACCGTCTACTTACTTCGTTTCGAGTAAATCCAACTTGGTGCTTATACCACTGCCTAGCAATAAAGATAGGCATTTTGATTCTAAACTGTGCTACTTTAAGTCGTTGAGGATTCCATCCAAGACCAGCATACAAATTCTGCTTATCCCACCATTCATTGGTTGGGTCTGCCAGCATATGAGTCCAATCATCAACAAAGAATGGGTTTGACCCCGATGTCGGTGCACTTTTAATACCAAATGCACTCAAACTCAATGGGTTATTTTCCCACATCGAGTCAGTAATAATGTTGTGCTTTACAAAGGCGTAGAGAGAACCCCGTTCGTAAAATCGCACACCACCATCTCCCATACTAATCACCGAACGAACAAATTGCTCATCGGCAGACTTGGCACACCACACAACATAATCTTGAACCGTCATCTTACGTTCCAGCATATACTGAGCGTGAGAAAATGGTGTCCAATGTTGGTGCTTGGCCAGATAATTAATTAGTCCAGTGTCTTTAGGTTGAACTTCCTTATGGAGTTTACTCATCGACACTCTAGCCGCATTAACTACTTGCAGGTCAGAGGGTGCGATAGGCAGACGTTCAACAGATGATACGCCATCTCCAAGAGGGTCTAGTTTAAGAGCCATTAAAGGTTTCCTGTAGTAAGGTTTTAGTTCCTTCAGAAGCATTCAGCATATCAATAAGCATTTGATAGTCATCTTTCGCATCCGTCTGAGTCCCGTAAGACAAAGTGGTTTCTACTTGAACACTATCTAGCATATAGTTAATGCCGATTCGATGGTCTCCTGTGTATTTGAGACCAGTGAGTTTAATCTTTGACAGATTAATTTCAGTGCGGTCGCTATCGTTCATTTTGGGCATTTAAAAATACTCCTTTCATAATGTTTTCATAATGTGTAGTATCAGTCAACTTGAGGAAGTCACCATATCTGTCATATCTGTATTGTTCAGTCGGGAAGATATAAGAGTCAATTATTTTCTTGGCAATTCTTTTGCTGAACTTCAGCACCGAATCCATTATAATATAACTTTCCACTTCAATCATCCTTTGTTGAACAAATCTGAATATAACAGGATGCTCACCATCCTCTACATCAAACAATCTATCGAATCCTAAACCACGAGCGATTAAGAACTCATTCACTTCTTTCAAGTCTTCTTCAAATATGTAAGAAAGGGATTGAACTCTTTTCTTCCAATTGAAGTAGACATCTTCACTTTCCTTGCTATGTAAATCTCCAATCCATACTGCATCACTCCCGTGATATGCGAAATTGGCTACAAAATACTGTAGCAAATCTTTCTTTTGCTTGTTCCCTAATGCTTCAAAAAAGAACTTATCGTTTCGCCGTTCGTATGTCGAAACATTTAAACTTCTCATTTTTCCATTATACTTAACGTAATTATAATCGTTTTGTATACTGAAATGTTGCTTTAGGGAAACATACAATTTATATGCTTCAAATCCTGTCACAATGGTAATACGCTACCTGGTTCATCATCATCTTTTATTTGATTATTCTCTACTGCTTCCTTTGTAATCTTCAACTGAAATGCAGGAGATATCAACTTCGCAACTGCTTTTGGCTCTAACTGGTGTTCTACCATATACTCGACCATTGCATCAACATATGACACACCAACTTGCATCCTTTCTTCAATCAATAATTGAAATGCCTGTTGTTTATTCACTTTTCTCATCCTTAAATTTTCCCTTCCCTTAACGGTCAAGTAATTCTTTGCACACATCCTCACGTTTGTCGAATGGCATCGATTCCCACTCTGCAATTTCTTCCAGTGTTCGCTTACAAGTCATACATTGTTTAAGAATATCATCCATCTTACAATTGGATGTTCCCCAACCAACGCACGGTGTTTGTGCTACACACTGGCTAATAAATTTGTCTCTACTACTCATATTAGGTCTCCAGTCTCTTTAATACTTTTTTAACAAGGACTCTAACAGTCATACTATTCCATCCGAAAGTATCAATATACTCACAGAAGATAGGACTCTCGTCTTGTCTAATTTTCTTATATTCTCTCATTCTGCTATAGGCACCCATATAGGTGTAATGGCACAATAAATCCAAAGCAACGTCATTCGCATAGGCATCGATTTCATCCGGGTCACTCAAGTAGACAATTCGCTTTTGCTCATCATCCATATGTTGGGTGAATATAGGCATAATATCTGTTCCGAGGCGTTGTGTTGCCTGCTCTCTATGAATCATTTCGTGTTCTAGGGTTTGCCTGACTTGGTGCTCCAAGAAGTCCCAGTCACTATTATTTATAGTGATTGTTTGGTCTTCAGAGTTTAACACCAATACCAACTCGATATCTGTATCCTCTTCTTCTTCGAGGTCCTGAGAACAAAAATACCCATTGGCTGTGATTTGATTTTTACCAATTTCATTGCCATATGGGTAGGTTGAAACTTCAATACCAAATTCAAGAAATTGCTCTTGAAAATACGCCTGATATTCGTCAGCAAATAGTGGTCGTCCTACACATTTTGTTTTTAGCAACTGCAACCTTCTCTTTACTTCACCTTCAGGCAGGTCATCTGTCATAAATTCAACCTCATTAGTTCGATTCATAGTGTACATTATACACGAGTTTTGAGGAATGTCAAGCAAAATATCTCCTACAGATATAAAGGGCCAGTCCAGCGAATCTGGTAGCCACCATCAAGAATGTTTCCACGGGGTTTGTTACGGGCAGGAGCATTATATCCTGCGGCTTTCAAAATGTCACCTTTGCGGAACATCTTGTCATCATCGACATTAACAACGAATCCCCAAACAGAATTCTGGGTCATCACTTTAACGTACTTTTTGCCGACTTTGTAGTCGATTCCTTCGTTGAACTCACCAATCATTTTCTGATTGATTGAGCCAAGTTCACCAGCAGGTGATGAACCCGAAGACTGCTTAGTCCAGCGATAATAGTCGGTTTTGATGTTTTCTACCAAGTCATTAACTTGGGGAGTCATATCGGCTTGAAGTTGGTTTGTCATAATATATCCTCTTATTTAATTTATACGTATATTATAGCAAAGACTGAAGGGCTTGTCAACCCTTTTTTCATTTATTTTCACCTTTTTTATGACTTTTTATGACCTCATTCCGTCCAGCCAGTTGGGCCATCACAATCGTATATTCTTCATCTGTCAGACAATAAATGGCTCCATCACAGGTACAACGTGAGAAGGG